CCAGATGACTACAAGTTCTATGGAGGCGATGGAATGAAGCGATTGGAAATTGGAAACGCCGTTCCTCCTCTTCTTTCCAAAGCTATAGCGAAGCAGATGCTCAAAGCGATGCAATCGCTTGAATAAAAAATAGGCACCATCTCTTGAGGGCTGGTGCCTATAAATCAATCACAAAGTGCCTTAACTTTCCAGTATCCATGATGGAATTGCATTTGCGCTTGGTGCCACTGCACGAAACCAAATGGCAGCTGAACGGTGGTTCCTCCATTGCTATCACCATAAGAAGAAAGATTTGAATGCGTTGGAAAAAGCAATCAAGGAACGCAACCTTAAAGATGTGCATGGCTATTTTTGGGGTGATGGCAAATATGATGATGCGCAAGCTAAAGAAGACCTTGATTTTGTCCATGACGCAAAACGCTGGATTGATAAAGGCGGAGCTGTGTATTACAACTCGTGGTGGTGATTTTATGAAACTGTATAAGAGCATAGGAAACCCCTGGGAGTCACCGATATATCACGGCCGTTATAAAAAACGGCGTGTGCATATTCAAAAAGACCTTGGCAGAGGTTGGTTTTTCGTGATATACGGAAATAGTAATTTCAATTCGCTATGGAAGAATCTGTGGTTTAATTCACCCGAAGCCGCCGGAGAAGCAGCTACAAAATGGATAGATAAGGAGGGAGAAGCATGACGAAAGAGAAAATTATTTCGCAGCTTGAAAGTCTCATTGACAACAGTAAGAGCTATTTCGACGAGCGAGAACCACGTGATGATCAGATTTGGCGTGACGATGTGAAAGCTCTGGAATATGCCATCAAGGCAGTAAAAGTCTTTGATGATAAGACTGTTACGATGTGACGAAAATTGTAAAAGCTGGACGGTGAAAAACATGAAAAAATTTTTGGCTATAAGGGCTTCGCCCTGTGCTTTCCCGGTGAACACACCATCGCTGGCAGAATTATCCACAGCTCGCAATCCCTTACCACACAAAGGCTCAGAGAATATCGCTCACATGGCGCGTAAACAATTTTCGTATATTCTTCTTTAGGCCACCGCCGCAAAACAGACCAGATGCGAACCAGAAGCATCCAAGAGTTCAAAAATTTAGGGTTCGTGGACATTCATCCGCTTAGGGGATTGATTGACTATGACACGCTATCATGTTAGAATGAAAGTATGGAAAGGACTGTGCAGCAATGATGAATCCATGTATGGTCAAATTAGCCCGTCCGCAGTTGCCGGACGAGCAGATTGCTGAGAACGTAAGGGCAATGTATGCCAAAGTGCTGGACATCTGCGCACGAAAAGCCATAGAATGTGGTGAGGACTGGCGAAAGGACTCGAATCCAAGTGGCTGCTTAAGCAATGCCCAGCTTTGGGTATTGGGCAACTGCCTGGGTCACGATAGCACGTTCGAGACAGACCACGAACTGAATAAACGCATCGAAAGGATGCGGAGGGAGGATGGAAACAATGATTAAGAGTTTTACGCCAAGGCCGTTTGATGGCCTGAATCAAGTGCCGAGCTATGCAAGCAACGTGAAGGCGTACACGTTGACCGGCACGGTAGCTGTTGGGGGCGGTTTGCCATATGTGATTACGCTCGCCAAGCTGTCTATTGGCGATTCCATAAGTGCCGGCAATCAGCTTGCTCATGCCTCGTTTGAGAGTTTCAACGACCACGGTGAGCGAATGGCTACGGCGAGAACACGGATGAATGGCCATGAAAGGGAGTTCTCTGCTGTAAAAAATGCAATGATGGATGCTGGGATAGAGTTCGCTCCTGTCACACCTTGCGAGCCAGAAAAATTGCTAGAAGGGCTTGGGGACTGGTTTCGTGAGCAAAATCCCGACATCAAAGAATACCATATATTGTCACAAAGCCGCCATTGACGTGGCATTCTGACGGTGATAAAATGATAGCATCGAAAATTACGCACGGGCCTGTTTGGGTCTGTGGTATAATCATGTTATCAGCATCCAAAGATACTGCAATGCGTAAAGAGTGCAGAGCGAAGATAATGCGGTACGAGGAGTGATGACTATGATTTATACAAGTCGATTTTCAAACCCAGAACTGAACAGCGGGAACTACACCGTGGTAGGCATCGTAAGAGGGCTGCCACGGTTCAAGCTGAAATACGAACGGGCCGGAAACATTATCGACATTGCCCCACCGAGGGAGTTGTTTAATATCTATGACCGTGACGAGTTCACGCCGCCGTATATGGAACATCTTGACCGCCTCGGTGTAAAGAAAATCTCAGCTCAGTTGCAGAAGTACATCGACATGGGTAAGGACGTTGTTCTTTGCTGTTATGAAGATGTACGCAAACCGAATGAATGGTGTCACAGATTGGTGTTTGCTTCATGGTGGATGAAGCGAACAGGGCAGGTCATTCCAGAACTAAAGGATGATTCGCCTGTCAAGGGTGTGAAGAAAAAAACCGCCGTGCAGCAGGAGGAACTGAAATTCCAAGAGGCCGAAAAGCCCGTTTCTGCTGTCGAAGAAAAGCTACTTGTCAAAGCCATCTATTCGTTGTGGCATGACGAAAACGGCTGGCAAGGCGGAGATATGTACTATCAGGTTGACCGGACTACCGGCAAGAAAACAAGGGTAGCTGATGCAGTTGCTCTTGACCTGTTAGCGCAAGGCAAAGCCGAGTTGGTAAAAGACGATGACTCGAAAGCGAAAATCCGATTGGTGCTTTCCCGTGACCCTGCCAACAAAGCGTTTTGGGTTGACCGTAAGGGCAATGAAAGAGAGATGGATATTGAAAGCGCAGTCGAAATGCTAAAAAAGGGCAAGGCGCGCGTTCAACATATCACGCTGGAATGACATTCCAGCCAAATTGAATAAACCGTCGATAGCTTAGTGTTAAAGCACCCGACTCTTTATCGGGAGGACGCAGCGTTCGATTCCTGCTCGGCGGACCAGAATTTAAGCCCCGGCTATATTGGCCGGGGCTGTTATATTGCTTAGATGAAAGGACAGGTCTGCATGGCGAAATTTCAAAATCCGGGAGCTTTTTTCCTCGGTACGTTGGTGCCATCGGAACAAAAATTCCTGAAGACGCTGATTACGAATGCGGCCCGCAATGGGTACACAAGATTTGTGGAGCCGTGCGCTGGCGCTTTTGCCATGTCGCATCTTGCTACGCAAGCTGGGTTCAAGCCGAACCAGATTGAAGCGTCTGACGTGTCAATGTTCACGTCGATTATGGGCTATGCAATAACCGGTCAGTCGCTGGAAGAATTGGAGCTGCGGGCGAACGGCTTTACTGATGAGGAGCTGCTTGACCCGGCAGTCGCGCTTTACGCATGGAAGTATCTCAGCATGGTAAAGAATGCTGGCAAGGATTACTTTTACAACTACATGGTTGACATGGAGCAAAGACGCGAGGAGCATATTAAATTCCTTCGCGAACAGCTTGATAGGGCCAGAAGTATTCTCGGTGGCATGAGCTACCGTGCGCTCGATATGTGGAAGCACATGGATGAGGTGCTTGATGACCCTCATGCTCTTGTGATTGCGAACCCGCCAACATACCTGGCTGGGTTTGAAAAGTATTATGACACTGGCGGGAACATGACGTGGAAGGAACCGGAATATGGAATGTTTGACCCGAAGACGGGCTTGAAGCAGTTCATGGACTTGGTTAAAGACGCGAAGTGCTTGGTACTTTGCTACGAGGAAAATGTCCCCGGAGCCACCGCAGGTTCTCCCGTGTTTGCAAGGTATGGCGTAAGAAATGGCGTGAATGTATATTTGACGACGAACCGCCCGGATGAAGCCGTTGAATTGGCAGAAGGCAAGAAAATTGACAGGCCAAACGAGTCAGAATTGCTGCCTCTCGATTGCCCTATGCTGCCTATTGATTATGAGATACAGGAAACCTCCGATATTCAAGTTTGCCGGATTGAGTCGAAGTCAGCGCAGTATTACCGCAAGCTGTGGACGCATAATTTCACGGGGGCGGCTGCGCAGATAAACATAGCTTTGTTCATCGACAAAAAAATTGCCGGTGTTTTTGGTTTGGATAAAGCAGCCCTGACGATGGGAGCTTTTGGCGGACTGGTATCAGATTCCGTTTTTGTGATGTATGGAATGACAGTCCCGCATAGGGTTTACCGCTTGAATCGTTTGCTAACGATGGTAGCGCAGAATAAACAATTCATTCTCGGACTTTGCACAGACTTGGAGCGCGAAAAAGCAAAAACGCTAAAGACAGTGCAGATGACAAAGTACCCAGAAGCGAAAGAAATGCGTGGCATTATGAAGCTGACGAAACGGGAAAAAGACCCAAAGTTTGGTTATCGGCTGACCTATGTGTCAGAGCTGAAAGACAGAACTGAAAAGCAGACGTTGATTGAATGGCTCAGGAGGGAAAAGAAGTGGAGAACGGAACGGGCGAAAAGCAAAAAATAGAATACGAGAAAATAGCTGACATGGGTTCAGGTTTGGTTATCGCAAAGGTAGCTGCAAACCATATTCGTGAGCAGGACATCAATGCTCGCATTATGAAGACGGAGATGCAAAAGCAGTTGACCGATAACATCAAAAAACGCGGTCAGCTAGAATCTCTCCCGTTCTGCGCATTGACGCAGAATGATACGAGGATTGAGATTATTTCTGGGCATCACAGAATACGCTCTGGCAAGGATGCTGGATTGAAAGAGTTTTATGTTATTCTTGATGTGAGTGGGCTAAATCGCTCGAAAATAACGGCAAAGCAGATTGCTCATAATGCAATTTCCGGTTTCGATGATCAGTCCACTTTGAAGGAACTGGCGAAGCTACTTGACGATGTGGACGACATGATTGAATCGTATGCCGGAAAAGATGTGCTGGCTGAAGTGCATGAGGACATTGACAAGTATCTGAGTCCAGTTATGACTTTCGAGTGGAAGAACATCGTGTTCACGTTCCTGCCGCACCAGATAAACGACATGGACAAGCTCATCGAGGCTGTGAAGCGTATGTCACCGGATTGTGTTGGTGTGGCAAGCATCGAGGAATATAAGCCGTTCCTTGAAGCGCTGGCAAAATACCAGGGCTTCGCAGATGTGAAAAACATCGGAGCCGCCATTCATGCCATGACCAAGCTGACACTGCAAGCAATGAATGAAGCGGGCTACACAGGCGAGGAACAGTGGGTGCAGATGACCAGCATCTTCGGGTCAAATGCTCTGCCGCAAGAATCTGCGGACATCATTTCCAAGGCCGTGAAGAAAATGATTGATGAGGAAGGGCTAGACCCGAAAAACAAACTGGACTTCCTCCGCATCCTGTCAGAAAAGTATTTGGGTGATTGAGGTGGCAACCGGTGTTTATAAAGAGTGGATAGAGGGCAAAGGTCTTGAAATGGTTTGCAAATGGGCCAAGCTCGGCTTGACCGACCAGCAAATCATCAAGAAAATGGGCATAAAAGAACGAACTTTTTATTCGTGGCAGACGAAATATCCGCAGTTCCAAAAAGCGTTGAGGGAAGCGAAAACCGAGCCGAACCTGGACATTGAAACCTCGATGATTGACCTCGCTTGTGGTCGTGCTTATGTCGAGGAAATCAAGTCCACGATTGACCCTGAAACGGGAAAAATCTTGAAAATTGAAAAGGTGAAGAAGCAGATACCTCCCAACGCAACGATGCAGATTTTCCTCGCGAAAAATCGCTTGAGGGATAAATACCGCGACTATTGCCCTGTCAATGATAGTGAGCAAATCGACGAAAATGCACAGCAGGACGTTCAGATTTACTTGCCGGACAATGGGAGTGGTAAAGATGATTCTTAAACCGCAGAAGGGGCCGCAAGAAAAGTTTCTCGCCACAAGTGCTGACATTGCCATTTATGGCGGTGCTGCGGGCGGTGGAAAAACGTATGCCCTGCTTTTGGAACCGTTGCGACATATGAACGTGGATGGTTATACCGCGACAATCTTCCGTAAGAATGCTACGCAGATAACCATTGACGGCGGTTTGCTGGACGAGAGTATGCAGATATACGGGCTTTTGCGAAGCGCCGTATACAAAGCCAGTCCCAAGCCGCATTGGACGTTCAATGGCAAAGCAAGAGTGTCCTTTATGCACATCGACGGCGACCGCGATTTGCCGAAATGGCAAGGCTCTCAGATTTGTTATTTGGGTTTTGATGAGCTGTGCCATTTCTCCGAAACGCAGTTTTTCTATATGCTATCACGAAACCGCAGTACCTGTGGCGTGAAGCCTTGCATCAGGGCGACCTGCAATCCAGATGTGGATAGCTGGGTCGCCAAATTTATTGCTTGGTGGATTGACCAAGACACTGGCTATCCTATACCAGACAGGTCTGGAAAGATTCGCTGGTTTTTTCGTGATGCAGAAAAATTAACGTGGGCCGATTCAGTAGAAGAATTGACGGAAATACTGAAAGACAACCCTGATTTCAAACCGGAGTTTTGTAAAAGCGTGACCTTCATAGCATCAAACATTTATGACAATAAGATTCTGCTAGAACGCAACCCATCATATCTGGCGAATCTGCACGGCCTCGGCATCGTGGAGAAAGAACGATTGCTCAGAGGCAACTGGAAAATTCGCCCTGCCGCCGGGTTCTATTTCAAGAGGTCGAAAGTGGGCGAAATGCTCAATGCTGTACCGACAGATGTTGTTCGTTGGGTTCGAGCCTGGGATTTGGCTGCGACCATACCAAGCGAGAACAAGGAAAGCGCTTGCACGGCTGGCGTTTTGATGGGCAAGCGGAAAGACGGCAGAACTGTTATTGCGGATGTGATAAATGTTCGTGAGAACAGCGCTGATGTTAGACGGCTGATAAGGAACACGGCAGTCAGCGACAATGCGCTCTATGGCAATGTCACGGTGCGCTTGCCGCAAGACCCCGGACAGGCCGGTAAAGACCAAGTGCAGAGTTTCGTAAGACTGCTCGGCGGATTCCATGTGATTACGATGCCAGAGACGGGTGACAAAATAACTCGTGCCGAGCCGTTTTCATCGCAATGGCTGGCTGGGAATGTTGATGTTATGACCGCTGAATGGAATGATGAGTATTTCAGACAGTTGGAGAATTTCCCCGTGATGGCGTTGAAAGATATGGTTGACGCATCGGCAAACGCTTATGCCGAACTGGAAAACGGCATACCAGACTTTGGTTTCTCGTTCTGAGGTGGATTATGAGTATATTTGATACCCTGTTTGGGAGAAAGAAATCGCAAGAAGCGTACACGGACAGCAACCGTAACAGCTTCATATCGAGGTGGACAAGACCACCGACCATGAACACGTCGGAATGGCTTGCCATGTTCTCGAAAAGCCCCCGGCTTGCGGTGGTGGACAGGATTGCCAGCGATCTAGCGAACATCGAAGGCAAGCTGTATCAAATCCAGCCGGACGGCACAGAAGTCGAGGTCTTGAGCCATCCCTTCCTTGACTTCATGGGACAGCCGAACCCGCTGTATGAGATGACGAGTTCTGCGATGTGGCGGCTGCACGAGATATACCTGATGCTCGTCGGCGAAAGCTATTTCCTGATTGAGAGGAACGAAAGCGGTATGCCGGTAGAGTTGTGGAATGTCCCACCCCATTGGGTAAAGGCCACGCCGTATCTCGGCAGTCCGAAATACTCGATAGTCTCGCCGGGTGGTTTGAACATGACCGTCCCTGTGGATGATATGTTCGTGATGAAGCAGCTCAACCCCCTTGACCCGTTCATGCGAGGGCTGGGCATTGCTGAAAGCATTGCGGACGAGGTTGAGATCGATGAGTACGCTGCCAAGTTTCAGAAGCGGTTCTTCTACAACGATGCCACGCCGCCTGTTGTGTTCAGTATGCCGAATGCGACGAAGGAACAGCGTGACGCATTCCTGGCCCGCTGGAACCAGAAGCACAAAGGTGTGGAGAACAGCCACAAGGCGGCGGCCCTGTCCGGCGATGTCAGCATTCATGTGATGGGCAACGCCAACGGCGGCAACCTCGGTTTCATCGAAAGCCGCACAGCCATGCGCGATGCAGTCCTTGAACATTTTGGTGTGCCTCGTGAAATCATGGGCATCACCGAGAACAGCAATCGCTCGACGGCTGACGCGGCGCAGTACATCTATGCAAAGAATGTGTTGACACCGAAAATCAGGAACCGTGAGGAAGCGATAAACAAGCAGCTCATTCCGCTGTTTGGCGAGAACATCGTCTGGCGGTATGAAGCCGTAATTCCTTACGACAAAGAATTCGACAAGACAAGAGCCATAGAGGGGTACAGCAGTGGCTTGCTCACGAGGAATGAGGCTAGGCAGCTCCTGGACTTGCCTGACACTGACAATGGCGATGTGTTCCGTATCGGCATCAATGACCTGTTCGTAAACGAGGGTGACAACCCGACTGATGTGACACAAGCATTGATGCAAGACACGCTCGGCCTCAGCAGTGAACATGGCGAGAAGGGACGACAATTCAATATTGCCCTCCTGCTTCGGCAGGAAGCGACAGCCGTGCAGGAAGATGCACGGCTTTTCGAGGTTGCTGTAACCCGGCATTTTACGGAACAGCAATCTGCGGTTGCGAAAGCTCTTGGCTTGAAGGACAAGGCCGACATGAATGAGGCTCTTGCCAAGCTGGAACAGTTCCTGCTGCCGGATGGCACGTTTGACGCAGAGCTGTGGAACGTGATGTCTGAGGAGGAACAGCGTTTGCTGGCAGAAGCTGTTGTTTCCGGCTTGCTTGACTGGAAAGAGGAAGCCAAAAAGCTGGGCGAGCTGTTCCTGCCGTTGTGGAAAAAGGCATACGATGATGGGGCGGCCATCAATCAGGAGAATTATACCCTGACCTCTATTGACCGTCCTGAATTTGTCAGCGCAGCCAAGATAAACGGCGGCAAGAGAATCGTCGGCATCGAGGCCACAACGCAGAAGCGTGTGGCTGAAATTGTCGCCGCTGGCGTGGCGAATGGTTCAAGTCAGGTTGAGCTGAGAAAAGAAATTCTGGCGGAGATGGGAACCACGAAGTCGAGGACAAAACTGATTGCCCGTCAGGAAACCATGACGGCTCTCGCCACAGGGCAGTTTGACATGATGAAAGCTGCCGGGGCGCAGACTAAGACGTGGCATCACAGGCCTCAGGTTGACCCCAGGGATGGGACGCACGGCAAGGCAAACCACGTCAAGCTGGAAGGTGAGACGCGGGCCATCGACGAGAAGTTCTCGAACGGGTTGCTTTACCCCCGTGACCCGAATGACAACCGCCCAGGAGAGCTTATTAACTGCCGGTGTTACCTCACCTACGGCGGTTTTTAAGATATGACATTCCGAGGAAAGGAGGTACGTTGCATGGACAACGAAAACACCGGCAGGGAGTATAAGTCCTTTAAGTTCGAGCTGAAAGAGGCGAACGAGGAGGGCGAGTTCTCTGGCTATGCTGCCGTTTTCGGCAACAAGGATGATGGTGATGACATCATCGAAAAAGGAGCGTTCGCCAGAACAATCCTTGAGGATTTCAGTCGCATCAAAATCCTGTCGCAGCACAGAGGGCATGACTTGCCGATAGGCAAGCCCTTGGAGCTGAAAGAGGATGACCACGGCCTCTACATCAAAGGCAAGATTAGCGACACTCAGACGGGGCGGGACATCCGCACCCTGCTGAAAGATGGAGTCCTGACAGAGATGTCGATTGGCTATGATACTGTGAAGTATGACTTCGACAGCATCACAGGCATCCGGCATCTCAAAGAAATCCGGTTGTGGGAAGTGTCGATTGTGACCTGGGCCATGAATAATCAGGCAAAGATTGACGCTGTGAAGTCGTTGCAGTCCGGGACTGAGGAACTCAAAACCTTGGTTGACGAGATTGCATCCGAGGCGAAAGCCGGGAAGCTGACCCGCACAAAGCTGGAAGCCATCAAGCCTTTCATCGCTGTCATGCGTGAACTGACTGACATTCTCGACCCGCTCTTGAATGACAGCCAGCAGTCGCAGGAAGACCAGTCAGCGGAAGGCACGAAGTCATCTGGAATAGTCTTTGAGATTGTTCCTTGAGAAACGGGAGGTATATCGAAATGAAACTGACCAAGAAAGAACTGGCTGAGATTATTGCAAAAATCTACAACAACCTCAGCGAAAAGCGCAAGTCCCGCAAAGAAGCGGGTGAGGATGTAGCTGATGGTTTCACCGTCGAAGAAATCGTTGACGAGCTTGCAGCCGTCGTGGGCAGCGGTGAGGAAGGCGAATCCAAAAGCGGCGAATCTGATGAGGGCGATGCCGATAACGGCAACGCAGATGAAGGTACTGACAACGCCGATGAGGGCAAGTCAAAAGAAGGCCAGACGGAGATTCCGGCAGACTTCTTTGCCACCGTAGTGAAGGCACTGGATGCACTTCAGAACGGAGACAAGAAAGGTGAGGCTCCGGCTCCTGAAACCAAGAGTGCAAAGCCCCAGCAGACGGGTCGCAAGTATGCCAACATCTTCCTGACTGGTACTGCTGAGCAGGACAAGCCTGATGGCTTCAAAGCTCGCATCGCTTCAATGTCCGCACCTGAACGCAAGAAGACAGTCTATGGTATGTTTGGACGTGCCGTGAAGTGCATCCACGCTTCCAAGGGCGACTTCGAGAGGGCCGCGTACAACGCAGAGCAGAAGTTCAATGACAGCGAGATGGCGAAGGAGTTCAAGGCTCTGTCTGCGACGGTTCCCGGCGATGGCGGCTATCTCGTGCCGGAGGTTTATGCCAACGAAATCATTGAGCTGCTTTATCCCGCCACCGTCATTTACAGCCTTGGCGCTCGTCGGCTCGGTATGTCCAACGGCAACCTCAACATTCCCAAGATTAAAACTGGATCCCGTGCGTTGTTTACCGGCGAGAATCGTGCGATTCCTAAGTCTGCACCTAAGTTCGGCAATCTCCGCCTATCCGCAAAGAAGCTGACTGCTCTCATTCCGATGAGCAATGACCTGCTTCGTTCCACGAATTTTGACAACGATGTCATCGTTGGTCAGGACATCACGAAACAGATGGCTCTCGGTGTTGATTATGGTGCTCTGCTTGGTTCCGGCGGTGAGTTCCAGCCCCTTGGCATTATGAAGAACAAGAATGTCCAGAACATCGACGTGACTGCGATTGATGCCGCATACGCAAGCAGCGCAGGTGTGCTGACTGCCGCTTTCCCGAATTACCTTGTAGCTTCTGTGCTGAAGAACAACGTCTATGCTGACGGTCTGGGCTTCGTGTTCAACACCAGCGTAGAGCAGTTCCTGAAGGCTATGCGTGATGATGTAGGTGGCTTCATCTTCGCCAAGGAGATGAACGAGAACCACACGCTGGTCGGCTATCCGTACCAGACCACGAATCTGTTGGAAACCAGCAGTGGCAAGACCAGCATCATCTTCGGCAACTGGAATGACCTCATCATCGGCGAGCAGGGCGCTCTGGAAATCGAAACCAGCCGTGAGGGTTCCTGGACGGATGAGTCTGGCGCTCTCGTGTCTGCATTCGAGAATGACCAGACGCTGATTCGTGCTATCGACAATGTGGACATCGGCCTCCGTCATGAGGAGAGTTTCGCCGTTGCCACCAAGGTAGCTGTGCCGGTGTGATGATGGGAGGTAGAGCAGAATGAAACGCGAATTGATTCAAAATGTGAGGGTTCAGCCCTACGCATCAGGAGAAAGCATTGAGAGAGCCGGATTCCTTTCCGCAATCCTCGCTGTAAAGGTCGGCACGACAGGTGCATTGACCGTAACGGTCACGCACGGAGATGCCGACACGGCAGCAGAGACTGTCACGGACAAGCTGGTGTTCCCCGAAACCCATACTTCGGGTGGCGTGTATACCATCAGCGATGTGACAGCTGGCGATGTGGTGAACATCGACCTTGACCTGCTTGGGCTGAAGAACTATGTGAAGCTCACCCTCTCTGGTGCCGCTGCCGCGAACAGCACGGCAGCCCTTGCTCTGGGCGATAAGAACGTCCAGGCAGTCTGAGGGGAGGCGGCTATGATGCCCAGAATCTATAAGCCCGTGGGGCCGTCAAGCGATAAGGCGCTCAAGCCTGCTGCCGAGACGAAGGATTCCGCGAAGAAGCCTGAGCCGCAGAAATCGAATAAGCAGAAGAATGAAGACGGCGGGCAGTAGCTCGCCGTTGTTTTGCAGGAGGCCGTTATGCTTGCAGACAATGCTTTGACTACATTGGAACGGATGAAGCTGATGCTGGGCTTGTCAAACGTCGAGGACGAGAAGATGGATGAAGTCATCACGCTGCTGATAAACAAAGCCTCAGCGTGGGTGGAACGCCAAGCTGGTCGGCATTTCGGCAAGCAGTCGTACCATCAGTGGTATGACGCAGACGGACAGCAAGAGCTTGTTCTGATGGAGTACCCAATTATCAGCGTGGATTTCGTAAAAGAGGAAGGTGTTCTGGTTGACCCCAGCCGTTATGACTTTGCGCAGACTGCCAGCATTGGCGTTATTTACCGCGATGAGGGCTGGCTGAAAGCGGGATGGCGAAAGGGGATAGCCTATGACATCGTTAGGCCGAAGCGGGTCATCGAGGTGAGCTATACGGCAGGGTATGTCCTGCCGAAAGATGCCACCGAGGATGAGCCGCAGACCCTGCCTGCCGATTTGGAAGGTCTGCTGTGGGATATGGTATCCCAGGCGTATACGAACTTGCAGAGTGGTGCGCAGGGGCTGTCGGCCTTCTCCATTTCCGATGTGTCGTGGACATTCGACAAAAGCGTTCACGCTGAGTGGCTGCAACTCATAAACCTCTACCGGAGGTACTGACATGGAAGACGTAAGTGTAATCCAAGCTGATTTTCAAAGGCTTCTAAAGACCTGCCAAAAGCTGCAAGAAAAAAGCGTACTGGTAGGAATCGTTGGAACCGCAGATTCCGAAGTGCTGAAAATCGCAGCTATCCATGAATACGGTCTGGGAAAAATGCCGGAACGGTCATTCATACGGGCGAGCTTTGATGCCGACCAAGGAAAGCTGACGGAGATTGTGTCAGGGGAATTGACCAAGGTACTGAGGGAGCAGACCACGCCGGGAGCTGCCATGCACTCCATCGGTGCGCAAGCGGCTCAACTGGTTCAGAACTATATCGACACGAACCGTGTGAAGCCTCAGTCCGACTTCTCCAAGAAAAGGCAGCACACGACTCTGTTCGAGACTGGTACGCACATTCGCGACAGGATTGCATACAAGGTGGTGGATTCCTGATGTTTTACGCAACACCGAGGCTGCCACGAGCCTTGCTGCACATTCTGACAGTATCGAACAGGACGTTCGTGCGCGATCCGGCAAACGGTGGGCAATCAAGGCCCGTCGATGAGCCGGTCGCTACGTTCTGGGGAATTGTGATGCCAGTATCTGACAAGGACTGGAAGCAGTTGCCGGAAGGCTCCTATGAGGAGAATACGCAGAAGCTCTACACTGATGACCCTGTGAACATTCAGCCTGGACATATTATTCGTGATACCTATGATGGACAGCTTTACACCGTGAAGCAGGAACTGAACCACAACACCATCCACCCGATGCGCAGGTTTCTTGTGGAAGGGGTGGTCAAAAAATGAGGTTTGTTCAAGCCCGCAACGTGATTGTGGCTCAACTGGAAGCCCATCTTGGCTGTCCTGTAGTTTTGTCAGAACAGATAGCTGACCAGCCGGTATACCCTTACTGCTATTACAGCGTTCTGGCTCCGCGAATATCGAACCATGCGTTTGGTTTGCGTGAGGTTGTGGAAGACGGGGAAGGCTACGCGCTTCAGCGCTCAGAGCCAGTATCGGCAACCATGTCCTTCACGGTTTGCAGCATGAATCGTGAGACAGAGGACAGCTATATTTTCGGTGAGGATGAGGCGATGGAACTGGCAGAGAAAGTCCACGGATTTTTCCTGCTGAATGCGCACAGCATCCATACCGATGACGGCGACATCGTGGTCTACAACGTAGGGCCTGTAAGCAACAGAAATGGCTTTCTCGTAGAAGACACGGTACGCCGCTACGGCGTTGACATTCGGTTCAAATACATCCGAACTGATGAAATGCCGACAACCATTATTACAAATCCGGGCAACCCCAAGGGAAAACCCGATGATAGGAGGAAAAGCACATGGCATCAAGAGATGTAATTGTCGTGGTGCAGCGTGATGCGCTGCCTAAGACAAAAGAAACCCTTGACATCCTGCTTGTGTCTACCACCGGCGCTGTCCCGGTAGCCACTTACAGGGATAAGGATGTCGTCGAAGCTGTGTTTGGCAAAGGCGGCCCGCACCCCAATGCGAAGATTTTGCGTAAAGCCATCACGCTGTTCAACCAAGGCAAGACGACCTTGGCTGAAACGCTGGTAAGCAAAATTAAGATTGTAGGGTTCGAGCCGCCCAACAGCACACCTGCTACCGCCGCAAAGTTCACCGCCACGTTCCCTGACGGCAATCTGGAATGGCCGTTGGAAGCAGGAGTTGGCATCTGGGTGAAGGTTGGCGGTGATGAAAACGCAGTTATTTCCGCAACCACGTCCGCAAAGGTGACGAAGTGGCGGCAGATTCCTGCATTGTTCAACGGCACATCCTTCACGAAAGGTGGAAAGACTTACAACCTGCAAGCGGATGGCCTGAATCTGGTGGCAACCGCAACCGAGAAGGGCGAGGCCGATACCATCCCCGAATTCGTGACTGTTTATGCAGATGCGGACTTAACGAAGGAATGGCCTTCCGAGCAGGTCTGCATGTTTGTGAATGGTTCGGATGCGTTGAGTGCACCTGACAACCTTATCAAGACTATCCAGCAGTTCCAGTCCGATGAGGACAACGACTGGTATGTGTTCCTGACTGACCGTGACGAGCCGGAGTATGTTAAGGCTCTCTCCAAGTTTGCTGAGGCCAGTGAACCGACAGAGGCAGAGCTGGGGGCTGGCGTGGAAGACCATCGCAAATTCTACATCGGACAAACCGATGACAAGAATTTCGTATGTGAGACGGCCCGCGCCGCTGTCATCTATGCTGACACAGACCACATGAATGAGGAGCCAGATGCCTCCTACCTTGGCAATGTCGCGCCGTTCTATCCGTACAGCGTGACTTGGAAGTTCAAGCGTCCGCAGGATGGCAATGCTACCACGAGCGAGGGCATCAAGCTGATTACGCTGCCCAAGCTGACCGATGGCGAACGTGACCAGCTCCTTGAGAACCACGTCAACTTCTTGACTGAGGAGTACAAACGCCAGTACGTCAAAGAGGGCGTATGCCTCAATGGTGAGTTCATTGATGTTGTGCTTGGCGGTGACTGGATTGCAAAGCGGATGCGTGATCTGCTCTATGACATCCTGCTCACCAATGCAAACATCAACTATGATGATGCTGGTTTCGGCCTCATTGCCACGGCAGTGCTGCAAGCACTGGACGAGGCGGTGGACAACAACATCATTGCAAAGGATGCTGAGAGCGGTGCTGGCATTTACACCGTGAACATCCCGAAATATGCGGAAAGCACGGAGGAGCAACGTCGTAATCGCCGTATGCCGGACATCACTTGGGAAGCTCTGCTTGCTGGGGCAATCCACCAAGTCAAGTCCAAGGGCGCTCTCCGCGCCTCGCTGTAAGGGAGGGATGACCAATGTTTTCGACTTATGACCCCACGAAGGTCAATGTGACCTTTAATAGCAGGCAGCTCCGTATGTTCGGTGACAGCTTGTTCACGCTCGCCCGCGATGAAGCGAACACGTCCTTGAAAAAGGGCGTGAAGGGCGACAGCACTTACATCCTCAACGCGAACCGGGCAGGAAAGCTGACTATCACATTGCAGCAGGAATCCCCGGATATTCCGTTCCTTGAGGAATGTGCTGAATCGCACAAGATGGCAAACCTTGCCGTGACGGACGCAAACGACCAGAGCGGCATTATCTTTTTTGCCCAGAATTGCGTGGTGGAAAAGACGCCAGACCGTGTGAGGGGCAAGGATGCACCAGACGTGCAGTTCGTATTCCTCATTCCGGATATCTATATCAGGCATTGAGACATTGTGGAACAAGCAAGCGAAACAAATGACTTTTAGGCATGAAAAAGGAAATTCGAGAACATTTTAGGCGTGAAATTCAAGCCAATGTTCCAACCTGTTTGTGTCAAGGTTTCGGTGTTTGTTCCATGCTTGTTCCACCTCTCAACCCTTGATATATCAACACTTTAGACCTATATGGAACATTGAAACATTTAATCTTAATAGAATAGAAAAATAGAGGTAATAGGTAATTTAGGTAAATGTATTATATGCCTAATATTACCTAATTAGCCTATATCAATAAACATAATGAAATGAAGGGAGCTTGTATCATGGCACGAACAAAAGTGGTTATCGTGAACGACATGGAATTTACGCTGCAAAGCGTGACCTTCTCTTGGTACTCGAACTTGACCGACCTTTACATCAATCCCGCAAATGGCCGTCGCAATACGGCAAAGTATGCAGATGCTCTTATCAAGGGCTGCGTGACTGCTCCTGCGGAAGTAGCGAAGGGCGGCATTAAATATTTCGATGCACAGGAAGACCTCGTTACACCGGGCGAGCTGGTGAGGGAAATCGAGAACTTTCTTGCAGAGCGAAATCAGCCCAACGGAAGCCCGACAAAGAGCGAGGCGTAACGAGCGTTTTTGGCGGCTTGTGTTCTGCATGAATGGCTTGGGCTATGCCGAACTTCGGTCGATGGACTTATATGAGTTCGCCGAAGCAGAACAAGCACGGCTGCTCTGGCAGGACGAATGGCATAACAAAAAATGACCGAAGGGAGGGATGACCTGTGGAGGAAGCCCGCAATCTTGTTTATCGGATTCGTGCAGTCGCTGACACGCGGCAAGCACAAGCTCAAATCCAGAACTTAGTAACTGGTCTGGGCGGCGCTGGTTCGCGCATACGAATCAACACTGACACATCGCAAGCGCGGTCAGATTTGCGAAGGCTGACTGGCGATATAGGCAGTGCGGGTGCGAGAGCGGAAACGCTTGGCTCGGCTTTCCGCAGGTCATTCTTGCAAGCTACAGACGGCGGAAGGAGCTTTTCACAGTCTTTGCGTTCCGGCGTAAGCGGAGCTTTCGACCACGCATCGGAAAGAGCTACCGAATTCGGGATTCGCACCCTCGGCGGCTTGCGGCAAGTCAGCCAAGGCTTGCGGAATCCGATACAGACCATCAGGAACGGCTTTGGAAATGCTTTGCAGTCTGTCCAGGGACGGTTTACTCGCATGGTACGCGGAGCGGATGACGCTACTGAGGCCATAAAACGCATGGGCAGCGCCGCCGGGAATGCGCGGGGAAATGTGCATAGCCTTGGTGGGGCTGCGGAGGCATCCGGCTCGAAGTTCAGTGCTTTGGGCTTGGCGCTCCCCGGTGTCGGGGTTGCGGCGACTGCTGCGGGCGCGGCGATGGTTGGTTTTGCGGCATCGTCTGTCAGCGTTGGCATGGACTTCGACAAGGCTATGTCGCAGGTTGCTGCCACGATGGGCAAGTCTGTCAAGGACTTGCAGAGCGAGGTTGGTTCGGTTGACACGACCTTCGGGCATTTCGAGGGGAATCTGAGGGAATACGCTCAGTTCATGGGCAGCAACACGGCTTTCTCGGCAACCGAGGCTGCCACTGCCCTGAACTATATGGCGTTGGCTGGCTACGACACCGAGAAGTCGATGAGTATGCTGCCAACTGTCTTGAATCTTGCGGCGGCGGGCGGCATTGAGCTGGCTGCCGCTTCTGATATGGTGACTGATGCGGCTTCTGCGCTTGGCTTGAACACTGAGCAGACCGCCATCATGGTAGACCAGATGGCGATGGCATCGTCACGGTCGAACACCAGCGTGGAACAGCTCGGTTCTGCCATGCTGCAAGTCGGCGGAACAGCAAAAGTCATGGCCGGAGGCACGAAGGAAATCGCTCAAGTGCTCGGCGTGATGGCGGACAACGGCATAAAGGGCGCTGAGGGCGGAACGCATCTCAGGAATATGCTCTTGAAGCTGTCGAAGCCGACAAAGGACGGGGCTGCGGCCCTTAAGGAACTCGGTGTCGAGGTGTTTGATGCCGAGGGCAAAATGCGGGCTTTCCCGGACATTTTTCAGGAGATGGGCAGCTCTTTGTCCAAGATGACGGACGCGGATAGGCTGCAAACAATAACTCAGATTTTCGATTCCTACGATGTCGCGGCTGTGAATGCCTTGCTCGGCACATCGAAAGACCGTTGGAATGAGCTTGACGGGGCTATTGAAAAATCAGCGGGCGCAGCCGCAAGGATGGCGGCTACGCAGCTTGACAATCTTGACGGCGATGTGACTCTGCTGAAAAGTGCTTTTGAAGGTGTGCAGATTGCTGTGGCTGACAGGCTCATGCCTGGGCTTCGAGCAATTACGCAGGTCGGCGGCGCGGCTCTGTCAGGTATCACGGCTGTTTTGAAGAACGAGCAGGATGAGCTTTTTTCCAAGACCAACATGAACGCCACGGAGCTTGCCAAGGCCATGTTTCAGGTCGGCGGTGCCGCCAATGATTTGGCAGGTCGCGGCGTGGAAGCATCGGTTGCTCTCGGCATTCTTGCCGATAATGGCCTCAAGGGGGCCGAAGGCGGGGCGAAACTGCGTGACGTGATAGAAAGTATAGCTCAACCGACAGAGGCTGGTTCTGCGGCATTGCAGAGCCTTGGAGTGGATGTCAAGGATGCCGAAGGGAATATGCGCGGTTTTTCCGAGATTTTTCCGGAACTGAATGAAGCGCTGGCCGGTCTTTCGGATGACGAGCGCCGAAATGCGATCTCGGCGATATTCAACACCGATGACATTGACGCGGCAAACGCTTTGCTCAGCACGTCCAAGGAGCGCTGGGATGAACTCGGACAATCCGCCGGTAGCCAGTCTACGAATATGTCAAATGCGATTGCTACCGTGACTGATATGGCAGGTCAAGGTTTGGAGTTTGCCAAGACGCTTGCACAGGGCTTCGCAGAGGGTTTGCCGGAAGTTGCGGCGCAGTTGCCGCTGGTGCTGGCGTCTGTGTTTGATTTTCTTGCGGAGAACAGCCCGGCCATGATTGAGCAGGGCGGTGAACTGCTTACCATGCTTGGTACGGGCATTATCAACGCGATTCCAGCCCTGTTGTCGAACTTGCCCGCGCTCATCGAGTCCATTGTCGGGTATATACGAGCCGAGGCTCCTGCCCTCATACAGACAGGTGTGGAGCTTGTTCTGCATCTTGCGGGTGGCATCTTGAATGCTCTGCCGGATGTAGTGGTTGCGATTGTTCAGATTGGCGGCGCACTGCTTGATGCAGCAATGAACATACCGGGCTTGCTCGTGGATGTCGGCATCGCCATTGTGAAAGGGCTGTGGACAGGCATTTCGGAAACAGGTAGTTGGCTTATTGGCCAGTTCACAGGTTTCCTCGGTGGGATTGTGGACAGCGCGAAAGCGTTTCTCGGCATTGCTTCGCCATCCAAAGTGTTCGCTGAAATGGGCGATAATATGGCACTCGGCATCGGCGAGGGCTTCGGCGAAACGATTGGCGGCGTGATAGATTTTATCACGAGCCTGCTCCCGACGGATTTGAGTATGCCTGATTTCAGCTTGCCGGATTTTGGCAGTTTGTTTGGGGATTTGCCGTCGCTGGATGACATCGGCTCTTTTATTGGAGACTTGGCTGAGGCCGGGCTGGGATTAGTGCAGACTTTGGCTGACGGTATAGCGGAAGGCTTGCCTATGGTGCTGGAAGTCCTGTTTCCGTTGCCGTATATGGCCTACGAGTTTTTCGCCGGTGAGGCTCCTACATTTATGGGTATGGGGCTTGATACCATGGTGGCAATGGCGCAGGGCGTGGCAGAGGGCATCGGGCAGGTGCTGAGTGCTGTTGCAGAATTGGCTTCTGGTATTTTAAGCACGCTTGCATCGCTTCCCGGTGAAATGGTTGGTATTGGCACGAACATCGTACAGGGCGTGTGGCAGGGCATTTCAAGCGCAGGAGGTTGGCTGACCAGTCAAGTCTCCGGCTTTTTCAGCAATATTGTCAGCAACGTCAAGGCAACGCTGGGTATTGCTTCGCCATCCAAAGTGTTCGCAGAAATCGGCGATAACATGGCGCTTGGTGTTGGAAAGGGCTTCGGTGAAAGCATTGGTGATGTGTCGAAGGGCATTGAAAAATCCATGCCGAAGGAGCTTGAGATTCCCGCCCTAAAAATGCCGGAAATAGACGGCTTGCCGGAGGAAACATTTAAGGTAATTCCTGACATAATGGATGTGCTTCTGCCGGATGTGCCAGATGTGGGGTTTGACGTAACGCCAGTTACGGGCGAATTCAAAATGCCGGATTTCAAGGGTATCTTCGGCGGTGTCAAGGAAATGGCATCGAGCTTGCTGGGTGATTTTGTCGGGCCTGTTATGGGAGACATCTCCGGCCCAGTGATGGATGCTGCCATTCCAGCGATGGACGCGGTTATGCCTGTCATCGGCAACGACGGGGAAGGCAGTCAGGGTCAGAGGGCTGCCGCTGTTCCATTTGCTCCGAATATCAGCATCACGGTGAATGGTGACGCTTCGGAGCAGACTGTCGAGGACATGAAGACATCGTTGTATGACACCGTGAAGGAATTGTTCCAAGAGTTCCGTGAAGCAGAGTATGAGCGGATGGCGCTCAAGAACCAGTATTCGTTCAGGTAGGAGGTGGAGAGCATGGCATACGTTTTGGAGGGTCGCAAGGGTGGCACAGTTCGGTTTGAGCCTTATCAGACGGGTATAGTTGACAGCGAGAGCGAGAGTTACAGCAGCTCGGTGACATCGAACCCGGTTGAGAACGGTGCGGACATGAATGACCATGTGAACAACGCTGCCGGTAAGCTCTCCATATCTGGTGTGATAATCGGTGGTGACAGCGCGGTTGAGGCACTGAAGGAAATGCGGGAGTCACGGGACATCCTCACTTATACAGGTGTCACGCGGATGACGAATCTTGTGTTCACCAGCCTGAATTTCAAGCGGGATTACAAGAACAAAGATGGTGCATCGTTCTCAGCAACGCTTCAGCAGGTGAAAATCACATCTGCCGAGTATGTGCCGATGGATGGCCAGCAGCCGATGACAAGCCAAGACGCTGGGAAAAGCTCGAATCAGCAGCTTGCCAAGACAGGCAATGCTGGGCTGAATATGGTTTCTTCACAGCAGGTAAGTTCGTCTGCCGCAGAGCAATTTTCGGCGGCATACAATTCGTACAGCAGTGCAGCCCCGTTGACGAGACTCACGGGAGGCTATGACGGGCTGGCATTTTAGATCTGACAGGAAGGAGGATGGATATGGCCTTGCAGCTCATAGACTTGACCACGGAAGTGGAGTACATAGATGTGGATGCGTCGAAGGTTCCATATTCCTTCTCCATCAAGCTGAAAGACAAGACGTTCGTGTTCACCATCAAGTACAACGAGGAAGGCGGTTTTTATACGGTTGACCTCTTGGATGTGAATGGGAACGTGCTTGCTTTCGGCGATATTATCCGATACGGACGGCCACTGTTCAATGTTGTGGAGGACGAGCGGTTCCCGATACCTGTGATTATTCCGTCATGCCTTTCGGGGGATGAGATTTCAGAGGTTACGCCAAAGAATTTTGGAAAGCAGGTCAAGCTGTATCTTCATGACAGGCAGGTGGAATGACATGGAATTCTGGATAAGGCAAGCAATCCTGACCATCGGGAAAAATAAGTATTCTCTCGATAGCCTGGATTTCAAGTTTGAGATACCTTTCGAGGACACGGATGAGCCGCCGGTTGCAACGGTCACGGTGACAAACCTTTCGCCGAATACGCGGGCGAATATCCAGAAGGATGACCCCGTGGTTCTGAATGCCGGATATGAGGACAACGTAGGCTGCATCCTGATAGGGAAGGTAGTTGGTCTGCGGCATAAGCAGACGAAAGTGGATTGGACAACGACGCTGACTGTTCAGCCCTGTGCTGACGAAATTTTGGACAAGCTCATCAATAAGACCTACGCAGAGAACAGCATGGCATCTGCCATTGTTCGTGACCTCCTGAACATCTTTGGCATCGAGGTAGCGAAATGCGAATTGTCGATTGACAAGAGCTATCCGCGAGGCCGTGTATGCCGCGGAGTGTTGCGGCAGGTATTGGCAGAGATTGTGGTGAGCGAGTGCAAGAGTCGTCTTATTGTAAGAACGACAGGCCAGCTATACATAACGAAGGCTGAGGAAAGCATCGACAACGGACTTACGCTGTCGGCGCAGAATGGCCTTCTGCGTTCTGATGAGGATAAGGATGTCATTCCATTCGAGACAAAAAAGAACTCGCAGAAGACATCCAAGAAGAAATCGAAGCAAAAAGCTGGTTCAACAGAGGAACGAGAGGAAAAGAATATCTCGCGTTCCTGCCTTCTGAATTACAATGTGGCGGCGGCAGAGCTGGTCAGGATAGAATCCCGTGACCTTAACGGGAAGTTCACGGTGGTAAAGGGCAAGCATGTTGGCGGCAGGACAGGTGATTGGAAGACATCGATGGAGCTGAAGCCGTATACGGGATAAGGTGGTGAGGAAATGGTTGAGGTAAACAGTTTCCAGTATGAGCAGACGCATGATCAGAAACTCAAGGAGTCGGTCTGCGTGGCTGCTACGGTGAAAGTCATAGCTTTTGACAAAAAGAAGATGACAGTCAATGTGCAGCCTTTGTCGAAACATCTGGAACATGGCAATTATGAGAGTCAGCCGCCGATATTGCGCGTCCCAGTGATGTGCATGAAAACTGGCGGTTTTATTGTGCGGCCTTGGATACGGGTCGGTGATGTTGGTTTGGTGGTTTACCTCGATCACGACCTCGACAGTACGGTGTCCGGTGGCAAGGAGGCCGACCCGCTAACGGAACGCAACCACGCTACTTCTGATGCTGTGTTTATAGGCGGCATGGTGTCGGGAAACTATTCCGTTCCTGGTATTCCAGATGAAGCGCATGTTATTTCCAGCGAAGATGGCGGCAGTTTCATAGCAATAGCCAAGGATTACATACGGATTAAGTCGCCGATGGTCTATATCAACTAGGGAGGTGGACGGTATGCCACAGGCAACGAGGCTGGGGGACAGCACTTCGGGAGTATGCGACATCGGTCTTCCTTGCTGTCCGCACGGCAGAAGCGGCACGAACAGCGTGGTTTCCCCGAATGTGCTCATCAATGGATTAGGAGCGCATCGAAGGGGAGACACGGGGCCATGCAACTGTCCGCACGGCGGGACATTCGTTAGTGTAGGTGCTTCGGCGACAGTTTTCATTAACAATCGAGGAGCAACACGCATCGGTGACTCGACAGTATGCCAAGCCTGTGGGCAAAACGGCAGCCATGTCGCTGGCAGCCTGAATGTCATCATAGGCGGGTGATGATATGGACAATATGACGCTTTTGATTGACCCTGAAACCCGTGACTTGGTGTTTGACGAGAACGGTCATTTCAAGAAAATCTACGATGAAGACACGGTAGTGCAGAACGTCCGCCATGCTCTCGTGACATGGAAAGCAGAGTTCTTTGCTGATGAAACACACGGCACAGATTATGAACGCATTGTCGGGAAGAACCAGAACGAGGTAGATATAAGCGAGGTCAAAGAAGTGCTGCGTGAAGCTATATTCCAAGAGCCGTATGTGCAGCGGGTTGATTCCCTTGATGTGACATACGAGAACAGGAGCATCACAGCGGTGTTCCGGGGTACGATGACGAATGGCGAGAAGATTCGATTGGAGGTGACAGCGTAATGGCGAAGGCAACAGATTGGGGCTTGACTGATGCGGGCTTTCGGAGGCCGACATACGCAGAACTGCTCGATGCCCTTGAGCATAAAGCTCGTGAGCTGTTTGGCTCTAGCGCAAACCTCACAGTTCGCTCACCGTTGGGGATTTTCCTACGGATTTATGCCTGGATGCTGAACCTCCTGTTCTCCACGTTGGAGGATGTATATAACAGCCGTTTCGTGGACACGGCGGTAGGAGCAAGCCTCCTGAATTTAGGGCGGGCGATAGGACTGCGGCTCTTGGGAGCGCAGAAAGCTGTCGGCTATTTGACCTTCAGCGGTGATGATGGTGTGTATGTGCCGGAGGGCTATCTTGCGGAAACCGTGACGAGCATACAGTACATCACGCTGAAAGGTGGCGTTATCCGTGACGGGTCGGTGGTTCTTCCTGCTACTGCTGTAGTGCCTGGGCCAGACGGAAACACCCCGGGAAACACCATCACAGTCATCACGAATCCTCAGTCTGGCATCATGGAAGTGACGAATGTGTCAGCATTTGAGGGTGGCAGAAATACTGAGACTGATGCTGAGTTCCGAAAGAGGTATTACATTTCTGTGGACTTCGCGGGAGGCGTGAACATAGACGCGATCGTGGCTGCCATCTATGAAGGCGTAGAAGCGGTAATTGCTGTTATCGGTGAGGAGAATGATACAGATTTTGAGAATGAGCACGGGCTGCCACCGCACTCCATTGAGATTGTGGCGTATGGCGGGCTGGACGAGGACATTGCAAAAATCATTTTCCAGAGGAAAGCGGCGGGCATTCAGACATTTGGTGATACCGTTGTTCCAGTTCTTACGTCGTCCGGCCAGCTTTATGATGTGCATTTCAATCGGCCGGTACCAAAGAGAGTGTGGGTGCGAGTTTATAACCTCGTGACCAATGACCAATTTCCGCTGGACGGTATTGAGCAGATAAAGGCGAGCATCGTGAGGTATATAGGCGGCAATACACGCGGCGGTTTGAACATCGGGCAAGATGTTATCTGTGTAGCAATTCCCACAGAGGTATTCAAAGTATCTGGCGTAGTTGATTTTAAGCTGAAAATCAGCAGTGACGGAGAGAACTTCGGATGGAAGAATATCGAGATTGCAGCTCGTGAAAAAGCGGTGACAGAGGAAAGTCTGGTGGATGTATCGTGAACAAGTATTTAGCCAAGATGCTGTATGCCTTGACGAGCGCATATAGCCGAAAAGACTATGATAAACTGCGAAGCGATAAGCCGATAGAAACGAATATTGGAAAACTGTTTTCAATATTTGCTTGGGGGCTGGACACAGTTCAGGAACAGGCAGACCTCATAAAGAAATGGGATGACCTCGATTACGCGGAAGGCAGAGTTCTTGACCGCTATGGTGCGAACTTCGGAGTGAAGCGGGGCGGTGCGTCTGACCCGCTTTATCGCCTGTTCATCAAGGTCAAGATGATTGCCCAGCTTTCCGGCGGTGATGAAGATACCGTTATCAAGGCAGCAGCAGAGTTTCTCGGCGTGGAGTACACGGATTTGGAATCAGAGGATGTGTACCCTGCAAAGAAATGGATTTATGTCGATTTCAAACGAATACCGGAGGAACGTCTGGAACTTATCGAGCAGATTGCACATGCCATCAAACGGACGATTGCCGCAGGTGTGGGATTCCGGCTTTACCTCAGAACTTATCGGTCATACACGATGCTTCTGCCGATAAACCACGGCGGTGCGATTGGCGAAAACCTATTCTTCCAGCCGGTCGGTCAGGACAGGGTGGACATCAGGGGTTTTCCCGTTAGCCACGGTGCAGCCATCGGTGAAAAGCTGTTTTTTCAGCCGGTAGGGCGAGACAGAGCAGATACTGAGGACTTGCTCATCAGTCACGGTGCAGAACTTTTAAGCGAAGGTATGAAATATGAACCGATAGCAGAACCGCGTGCAGACAAATCAGCGATTGACATTTCTGCGGGCGCAATCCTACCGGCAAAGCTGTCCTCCGATGTTGTTCTCAGGGAGCATACCTTCTCAGAGAGCGTCAGTGTAGCGCAGGGCAGCGTCTCAAGGGCAGACCTTATAGGATGTATGCCCGACCATAAAATAACTGCTACAGAGCGACGCAGGGGCGTTAGCGGAGCTATCTGCCTTTCGCATATCAAGTCACGTCGAATCGAATAAGGGAGGTTTACAGCCATGTCGAATTTTGAAGACGGCAGCTACGGCAGCGCGAAAGGCATTGCTCTAATAGCAAAGGTGCTCGCCGGACGCTGCAAAATGAGGTACACACGGGTGGCGGCGGGCAAGGGATATATCCCCGAAGGGGAAACGCCAAAGACCATGCCAGAACCCGCAGAGTATGTTATGGACGCAAAAATCGCGTCCATATCCAACCCCGTGGACGGTGAATGCCAAGTCACTATCCAAATCAATAGTGCGGACGTGGAGACTGGTTTTTACTGCACGGGACTTTTACTTTATGCAGAAGACCCGGATGAAGGAGAAATCCCGTACACCTATCTGGTGTTGGAAAACGAGCCGGAGTGGGTTAGGCCAAAATCGTCCATCGTTGGTAAGCTGGCGACTTTTGACCTTATCGCAGCGGTAGGGGATGTTGATACGGTAGTAGCCGCCATAGATCCCGAAGCCATTGCCACTGTGGAAACGGTCAATCACCTGATTACCGACCACAACAGCGACCCAAATGCCCACGGCGGCATTGCGGGCGAAAGCTGTGTTCTTGTCAGTGAAATCGTAATTCCCACGGATGGGTGGAAGGCTCGAACTGATGAAACAGTGGACAGCGAATATGCCATGCAGCTTGACATTGAGGTTGATGGTGCGGATGAAACCATGTTCCCGCATCTTGCTCTCACGCTGCCCTCCCTATCCATTGCGGGCGATGCAGTGCTTTGCCCGACTATTAAGTCTTGTGACGGGTATGTGCGGCTTTGGGTAAAGAGAACGCCTGCGGCAGAAATCACGGGTGTGCTTGCTCTACTCTCCGCTCCGCACAACGGTGGCGCAGGAGCGCATATTTTCCGTGTTCCTGCCCAGAAATGGGTGGAACTGGAAGAAGATGAATCTGATTACAGCTTGCAAGCGGACATTGTAGTGCCTCGCTCTACAGTGAAGGCATCACCGATGGTCGCTTTCAATATTGCTTCGCTCCCTGCTGCACAGGAAGCCGAGATTTGCCCTACCATTCAGGCATTTGACGGTTTCGTGAGGCTTTGGGCGAAGAACCGTCCGTCAGAGGATATTAAGGGTGCAATCACTTTGCTGTTTGACATGGGTGACAATCCTGCGCATCTTCCGACGGCGACCGATTCCGTCCTTGGCGGCGTGAAAATCAAGGAAGGCTCCGGCTTGCGGATTGACGAGGAGGGCAACCTCTCCATCAATGCGGCTACGCCGGAGGAAGTCAAGGAACTTTACGACCGCTGAGGCAACTGACAGAAGGAGGGAATAGGCATGGCGACTGATACCAAGAAACCCGTGGATTTGGAAGGCCTTGGCGCCGCGATTGACAAAATCAAGGGGGACTTTGCCAAGAAGGAAGACATTCCGGCTATGAACTTCGCCACTCGCGAAGAAATCCTTGCGTTGTTCGAAGACGCGACGGTAGAGACTGGCGCGAGTGAAGGCACGGATTCCGGCGACGGCGCGGGCGTGGACGACAACGTCTGACCAAACACCATGAATGGCAAGGGGGCGGGTCGCCGGGTATCGCTCCCTTGAAATGCCAGCCCGGTATAAATTTCATTTCTGTATAGGAGGAATTACAAATGGCTGATGAGAAAATCCGTCCGATTAACCTTGAGAACCTTGGGACTTTGGTAGACGAAATCAAGTCCCGCTACGCAACAAAGACCGCCCTTGAGGGTGCGACCTACCGCATCAAGGCTTTGGAAGATGTGGGCGCACAGGCCAACGTCCTTGAGGGCGTGAAGGTCAATGGCACGGCACTTGCCATCGCCGAGAAGATGGTTGACATTCTGATTGCCACCGGCACGGCCAACGGCACCATCAAGGTCAATGGCACTGATGTTTCCGTCGCGGGTCTTGCGGCCCTTGCTTACAAGGCGGAAATCAGCGTAGATGACCTGTCCGCCGCATTCAAGGCAGCTTTCGACGCGAAAGCTGAGCAGACCTCCATCGACACCCTCGTCGGGAATGTGGAGGGCGACAACGCGAAGTCCGTCCGCACGATTTCCGCTGAGGAGGTTGCCAAGGTTGTCGCGGGTGCTGACCAGAGCTTCGACACCTTGAAGGAAATCGCCGACTGGATTATGAACGACACCACCGGCGCTGCGAAGATGGCGAACGACATTTCCGACCTCAAGACCAAGCTCACGCTCGGTACGCATGAGGTTGGCGGCGAGCAGGTTGAGTATGCCAATGTCAAGCAGTACGTCGAGGCTGTCACGGCGAGCTTCATCTCCCTGACCGCCCTTTCTGCTGAGACGACCGGCTCCGGCAACGCCATCACCAGCGCCAGCTATGACAGCGCGACCGGCAAGACCACCTTCACGAAGGGTGCGACCTTCACCGAGGCCGTGGTTCCCGCCGCTGCTGGGAACATTGCGGGTCTGGATGCCACCGGCCAGCTTCAGGACACCGGCAGCAAAGTCACCGACTTTGTGCGTCATGACGAGATTCAGGCCGTCACCGCCGCCGAGGTCAGGGCGCTGTTCAACGAGTAATCGTTGGCGGCAGTTTTATGGGAATGTCCCCGCCGAAGGTTCGGCGGGGATGTTCTTTTGACCAAAGGAGGCAGTCATGGCAAACGAACAGCAAACATCAATAAAAGCGTTTGAGGCCGGTGGACTTGCCGCCATCGTAGAATACATCAAACAAGCACAAAGCACAGGAGACGACGTTGGCAGGAACCTTGCGACGTTGGCCACCATGGTCAACGAGGTGCTTACGGGAATCGGCGAAGCTATCAGCACATTGGATTCGACAAAGGCGTATATCGCGGTCAGCAAGGATTTTACGCTGGCGGCAAGTGCATGGGTCGAGGACACGGCTGGCTCCGAGGTTTATCCGTGGAAATATGAGCTGGCACTGACCGGTGTGACGGCTGATGTACGGGCTGATGTAGTCTTTGACCATGCCAGCGCATACGCAGCCGGAAACTGCGGCGTAAGTTCTGTTTCGAGCACAGCAGAGAACAAGGTCATCCTGCGCAGCAGCGCAAAGCCAACGGTGAACCTGACCGGAACACTTTATCTCACTCGCGGCAAGGCGAGCGCATCAAACGAGGAGGAATGACAAATGGTTGGCAGCGTAAACACGCCCGGTGTCGGCAAAGCCGAACTGGATAATGTAAAGCAGACGGCGGAAGGCGCGGCAAGCGCAGCGGCAACCGCTCAGTCCACCGCAACAGCGGCGGCAAATGCGGCGCAGTCTGCGGCAAGCGCAGCGGCGGCTGCTCAGGCGGCAGCAGACGCGGCGCAGCAGACGGCGGAGGAAGCCAAGGAAGAGGCTGAACACGGCGGTGGCGGGGGCGGTATCGAGCTTGCCGATGTAACAAACGCATCGGCAGTATCCGGAGACAGTAAAGTGTCTCTGAAATGGACAGACCCGAATGACATCACTTACAGCGGTGCGACGCTGGCAAGGTGGGCAGGCACGAAGCTCGTGAGGAAGACAGGCTCCGCCCCCACCAGTGCCACGGACGGCACGGTGATCGTGGACAGCAAGACGAGGAATGCCTATTCCAGCACCGCTTACGTGGACAGCGGGCTGACGAACAATACGAAGTATTACTACAGGTTCTTCCCCTACAGCACGGCTGGAATGTACACCACGGGGACGAGCCTGAATGCCACGCCCACGCCGAAGCCCAAGGCCACCATGAGCGTCAGCCCGTCCTCCGTGATGGTGGTCGAGGGGCAGACGGCGACGGTCACGGTGACATCGAACAGCTCCGGCACGGTCCGCGCCGTGTCCAGCAGCACGTCGAAGGCCACGGTGAGCGTCAGCGGGAAGACCGTGACCGTCACCGGCGTCGCGGTCGGTTCCGCCACCATAACCATCTCCCAGGACGGGGATTCGACCTATGCGGCGCCGGACAGCAAGACGGTGTCCGTCACGGTTCCCGCCATCTCGTCCACGCTCAACGACAACACCTGGGCGCAGATTTCCCAAGTGGCCAAGGCCGGAAACGGCGACCTTTATTGGGATATCGGGGACTGCAAGGAAATCACTCTGAACGGCAAGGTGGGCAACCAGCTCACCCTCTCCAATAAGAAGCTCTGTGTCTTCATCCTCGACTTCAATCACAAAATGAACGGGACGGCGGAGAACAACATCATCTTTGGCGGTTTCAAGACGGCGCTGACCAACGGAACGGATGTCGCCCTCGTGGATGACCAGTACGACCAGTACAAGACAGATGGCACAATCATGTTCAACATGAACCACTGGGGCAACCACAACTACGGCGGCTGGAAGGGCTCGGATTTCCGCTACGATATCCTCGGTGCGACCAGCACTCAGCCGAGTGACTACGGCAAGGATCACACGACTTCCTGTGTAGGTTACGACGCTACAGCCACGACACTGACCAGCCCGAAGGCGAACACGCTGTTAGCGGCTCTGCCTTCCGATTTACGGAGCAACATACGGCTTTGGACGAGGTATGTGGATGCGGTGGGCAATTCATCCAACGTGGATGCGAACATCAAGGCTACGGTGGACGCCATCACGCTTCTCGCCGAGCCGGAGATTTTCGCGTCGAGAACCTACGCAAATCAGTATGAGTACAATCACAACACTCGGATGGCGTACTACGCCAACGGCAACGGCACCATCAAGAAGAAGCATTCGGATGGTTCCACTGCTGTGCTTTGGTGGGAGTCTTCACCTCTTTACTACTCCGCGAGCTACTTCTGTCTTGTCTACTCCAACGGCAACGCGGACGACTACGGCGCTTCCTATTCGCTTGCGCTCGCGCCGGCTTTCAAAATGTAGCGAGCGAAGCGAGCGGTCAATTATCCGGCTACCATCTGCCCCCGGCAGGGGGCAGGTCAGCCGCAGAATAAGGAGCTAACTATGTCAGTATTGAAAGCACACAGAGGTCAAAGCAAGGCCGAATTCGTCAACACGGCGAACGCCATCTACACGGAAACGCTGTGGTTTTTGTCACGGCTTTCATCACGGTATTCCCGGCTGCTGGTGAAGGACACTATCCACGAAGCCCATGAGATTGTGGCGAACGCGGAAGCGGCAAACAGCATGATGCCTGTAGACCAGCTCCGCTATGAAGAACGGACACGGTATCTCCTGCGGGCGCGGGCCGCTGTCGGGGCGCTGGATATCCAGATGGCTCACATCTATGAGCTGCTGATGCTCAATCCCGAAGGAGCCTTCTCCAAGCAGAACGGTGGCAGCATCCCAAGTGCCGAGGCCGTCGAGAAACTCGACAAGATGGCGGAGAGTCTTGGCTGCAAGCTGGACGAGGAAACCAAGCTCCTGACCGGTGTGATGAAATACGACAAGCAGTTCCTCGCGAAGAAGCTCAAGGGTGCGTCTCTGTAAACCCTGTCGTTGTAGCAGACGGCTGTTCACTGCTGTGAATTGGTGGGAGTCTTCACCTAATTACAACAACGCGAACAACTTCTGTAATGTCAACACCAACGGCAACGCGAACAACAACAACGCTAACAATTCGCATGCGCTCGCGCCGGATTTCAAAGAGTTGGGTCAAATACAGTAGCCATTGAGCGAAGAAAAGACCCTTTTGAAAGGAGAGACGTTTCCCGTGGCGAAAGCCCGAAACAGCCCTTCCGATGCCACTGCACGAACGCCACCCCATGACGGGCGTGTGCATGGCGAGGGACATGCCTCACCTCGTTGCATGTGTAGTGAGCAAAGCCGGTTAGACGGCACCCGACAAGACACCGGTACGGAAGGCGAATATGTAAAACTCAGTCGTCGGGCAGGGCGGCGGCAACGCCGTGCTGCCCTTCGATTGGAAAAATGTCAGAAACGTAGCGACGCCCTCGGCGGCATGGAGAATGTCTTCGCCTACAGTAAACTATACAAAGCAGGCAAGAAGTGCTGCAACGGTGTTCGCTGGAAGCAGAGTGTCCAGCGGTTCGAGCTGAGGCTCTTCAGCGGAACTGCCGTCCGCAGACGCGCTTTGATAAACGGCAGCTTCCGGTTCTCCAAATATGTCCATTTCACGCTCTGCGAGCGCGGCAAGATTCGTCCCATCGACGCTCCAAGGATTCAGGATAGGCAGGTGGAAAAGGTCTACACCCAGCTCGTCCTTCTGCCGTTGTATCTTCCGAGCATGATATACAACAACGGGGCGAGCCTACCGGGAAAAGGCTTCCATTTCAGCCAGAAGATGCTGACGCAGGAGCTGGTAAGGCACTTCCGACAATATGGACGCGATGGCGGTATCGTCCTCGCGGACGGAAAGAAGTTCTTCCCAAGCGCTGATCATCAGCACATCTACGAGCGGCACAGACGGCTCATCCTCGACGAAGGTCTGAGGGAGTTCGGTGATTCCGTTCTCCGAACGATTCCCGGAAACATCGGAATGCCCCTTGGGGTAGAGCCGAGCCAAGCGGAGATGATTGCTTATCCTTCGGAGATGGACAACTACCTGAAGGCCCAATGCCGATTGCAGGGCGGTCACTACATGGATGATTTTCACAACATCGTTCCGCCGGACAGGGACAGCCGCGAGGTGCTTTCCATCCTTCGCACACAAGCGACGAGGAGCGGCTTCACGCTTAACCCGGACAAGACGAGGTTCGTGCCGTTCCGGAAACCGTTCCGCTACTGCAAAACGAAGTTCATCTTGACCGAAAGCGGCAAAGTAGTGAAGCGGGCGAACAGCAAGGCCGTGTCGAGGGACAGGAAGAAGATTAAGGCACTCCACCATAAGGTGCTGGCGGGGAAGATGACATGGGAAGATGTGTGGACAAGCATGAACGGGATGATTGCCTATCTCAAGTGCTACGATGAGCACAAAAACATCCTGTGGCTGCGGCAGCTCTTCTATCAGCTGTTCGGCTTCTCCTGCGAGCACATTGAGAATTTCAGACGGAGGGACAAATGCGATATATCACAATTAAACCGTTCGAACGTAAGGGAATCTGCGGCCCAGTAAATATTCCTTATGGTAGCGTTTTAGAGAAGCGGGATGATGGACAGCTCTACTATGATGGAAAGCCCATCTGCGTGTCTTGGAGCGCGGCCTCCCACACCCATTTCGCTTATGACGGCGACGGTAAGGGGCAGGAGCGTGGAAGGCTCTCCCACGCTATCATCGAGGCGCTGGAACCGCAGGACGGCGAGACTCGCGCAGACCACAACAAACGCTGGGAACCAATCTGGAAAGATCCGCTCGCCCAGCGTTATCGCAAGCCGGAACACCTGGACTACTGGCTTTGGCATGACAATTTTTTCAAGGCCCCGATTGAAGACCTTGAGCACATTGCCACGCTTGCAGGCGTGGGGAAAGGATGAGAAAAATGTTTAGAATCATCAACACAAACGGTGGCACGGAAATTGGCAGTACCGAGAATCCGCGTTTCATCAAGAAAAGTTCTGCCGGCTGCTATATACAGACGGATGAGGAGAACGCACAGGGCGTGGCCTACAAGGGAGTAGCATACAATCTCCACGGCAGGGACGGCATCGGCGCGGAGGACACCATCATGCTCATCGAGTTCGATGCCGGAAGCCGCGCTGACGAGACTGCTGCCGCCATCGCAGAGCACAGCAGCGCCATCGACGACATCATCATTTCGATTTTGGAGGGTTGAGCCATGTTCGAGAGACTGAAAAGACTGTACAACGAAGGTAAGCTGGACGCGCAGGGCATTGAAAATGCCGTAGCAAAAGGCTGGATTACGCAGGAACAGGCCGATGAGATCTTGGCTGAGCCGGAAAGCGGCGATGCGAAGTCCGAAGCTACAGAGAAGTCTGGCAAGAATTGAGCTGAACATTTCTGATTGGGCGGCGGCATCGCTTTTTGGATGTCGCCGCTTTTTTTTGTATAGAGGGAGGCGACACCAATGCTTCGGATAAATGTAAGAGCTGCGCTGGTATCGCTCATCGTTGCCACCGTATTCTGGATGATGCTGGTAGGAAGGGTGCAGGTCGCAAATGCAGGGAGCATTGGGGCAGACAAGTATCAGCACATCAGCGCCTCATGCGCTATCGAGCTTGTCCTTGCAGAAACGCCACCCTTCAAAAAGTGGAAGCCGTGGCAACGGATGCTGCTCAATGTCGTGGTGGTTGGCGGTGCAAAAGAGTGGTATGACCACAAGCATCCCGGCAGTCACACCGCAGAGTGGGCGGACATCGGAGCGGATGCCATAGGTGCAGCCACAGGCGAGGGCGTGTTATGGCTGGTGCATAAGACATGGTGAGGGAGGTGAAGGACAATGGAAAGAGAGATTGTCACGGTACTTAGCGGGGCAGCCAGCGGTATCTGCGCCATCCTCTTTTTTGAGTGGCGGTTTTCACGGCATTTGAAAGAAGACTATGTGGAGCCGCTGGTTGACCCCATTCGCGTCAGCGTTAATTCGATGGAAACGTCCATGAATCGCAACATGGAGCGATTGGAAAAATCCATCAGTAAAATGGAGAGCATTTGCGAGCAAGCCATTCGCCGGCAAGCAGAAATGAGTGAAAAGATTGCTGTTCTTAATGCCAAAGTGGATGCCATGCACAGAAGACTTGACCTTGTGGACGAGCGTATCAACGAGTTTGCTCATTTCTGTAACTGCGAGCACAAGGGCGATATGGCTCCTGATTTGCTCGCTCGCATTACCAGAACTTTTCCGATGGAAGAAAGAAAAAGGGGTGGCGAGAAATGAAAGACATGAATACTGTGATAGCCTGGGGCTTGGTGGTCATGGGCGTAATAGCTATTATCGGATGGGTGCTGTTGTCCTATAGGTCGGGAGCTAGTGTGGGAACAGAAATTCCCATTGGCATTATCAGCGGTTTGGTCGGTGTGCTGACGGGCAAAGGACTGGCGGAAAGAGCACAGTTACAACAGAGCCAAGTCAGCCAGACATTAGGGCAGGTCGCAAACATGGCAGCTCAGGGACAGCAAATTGCAGATGTCGTGGATAATCTGAAAGATACGTTCAAGCCGAAGAAGTAAGAACCAAAAGAAGCCTGAGTTGGTTTTTATGATGTGATAAGAACCAAAACGGTAGAAAGGGAACAGGTGAGAGAAATGAAAGTGTTCATCAATCCCGGCCATGCCTTGAATGGCAACCCAGACCCCGGAGCTTGTGGTTATGGCTTGCGAGAGTCGGACGTAGCTGCAAATGTCGGCGCGATGGTCACAGAAAAGTTGAATGCGGCGGGAGTAGAAACATATCTCCTGCAAACGGACAACCTTTACGGTGTTCCTGATGTAGCAAACGAGTGGGATGCAGATTTGTTCGTGAGCATTCATTGTAATGCGTTCAATGGTGTCGCAAAGGGGACAGAGACTTGCGTGTATCGACTTGGAACACAGGGGTCTGCTTTAGGAGAAGCGGTACAGGAAAAGCTCATCGCACAGATTGGTACGGTTGACCGTGGACTCAAGGAGCGTCCTGGTCTTTGCGTTTTGAAGCGAACGGATATGCCAGCCATCCTTGTGGAGACTGCGTTCATCGACGAGTTTACAGATAATGCAGCCCTTCGTGATCGGCAGGAAGCGTTTGCCAAGGCCATAGCGGAAGGTATCATGCGGTATGCTGGTATCAATGCAGTCAGCAAGCAAGAGGACACGAGGGAGATTGCCCCGAATGGTCAGCCTTATGATGACAATGATATCCAGTACCTGCTGAACAATGGCTATACCCGTGCTGATGCCTTGTCTTTTCTTGATACCACGGACAAATATTCAGCGAGCAATATTCCGTCTGCGGCTGCTTATGCGGACAGCCGTGTCGGGTCGCAGGGCTACGGCAACAACGGCTGTACTGCCTGGGTGCGTGATTTCCTGCTCCATGCGAATCATTTTATGGGCAAGCTCATGGATGATGGTTCGCAAGGAAATCTGATGTGGGTTCCGAACCTGATGGATTATGCCAAGGCTAACGGTCTGTGGAAAGAGCCGGAGGAAGGCGGTGTGATGGGTGACATCTGCCTTCTCGAAACAAATTACTGTCGCTCTGATGGCCCAGACCATGTGGTGATTGCCACGGGCGATGGTGATTATTGGGGCAACAGTTCGAGCCGTAACCGTATCGTGAAGTCTTCCATCGCCGGAGATTACGGTGCAGAAAACGTGTGGGGCTATGTCGCCACGGGAACCAAGTCTTACGGGGCTGGACACATGGTACAGGGGCAGAGTACCAGGACAGCAGCAGAAATTGTGGGCGATGCTGGGAGCACGTCTTGCGTAACCCTGGCTCCCAACGGAGCTGCCTATGAGGAAAACGACATCAAGTACCTCGTGGGGCATGGCTACACTGTGGATGATGCAATCGAGCTATTGTCCAAAGAACCGAAGTATACGCAGAAGGGACGCATTGCTCCGAATGGAAAGCACTACGAACAGAACGATATAGACTACTTGCTGAAACAGGGTTACACAGAGGACGCAGCCATCGCATTCCTGGCTACGGCAGACAAGTATCTGAGGTGAGCGCATGAATACGAAGGTTTGGTCGGCTATGCCGCTGTCCGAGGAAGACAAGCGGAAGATCAGTTATATCCTTGAGAATTCACGAAGTAGGGATAGGGACTTGGCGAATGTTTTCCCGTCACGGTTTAAGCGCAGGAAGGGGAGCAACATCTTCTTCGATGCGGGAAAGCGACGCTGGTGTGCGGAAATCAAGGGGTGAGGCGCTATGCGTATCGACGGTGTGACTATTATCGTGGAGGATGTGCCGGACATCACGGAAGATGAAATAAGGCAGTACCTTGCCTTGGCGAAGGAGCGAACTGTGACGCCGCTCACGAAACTCACCATCACGGGAGTGGAGGGCGGTTGTGTGATGCTGGATTTTGAGGCAAGGGCAAAGTTCGAGCGCATCAGGCGTATCACGGGCTATTTGGTCGGGACTATCGACAGATGGAACAATGCCAAAAGAGCCGAGGAAAGCCAGCGTGTGAAGCATTTGTAAGGAGGCGCATAGCATGGACAGCCGTGCATGGGTCTTGTTTGCAGACAAGGTTATGGGTGCGCTGGCGGCGGATGAGGATGGCCTGTTCGCCGATATGCGCCCGGAGATAGAGAGAAGGCTGTTCGAGGCAGATCCCGACAAGGAGTTGCGCCGAGGACAGCAATGGGAGGCATCGCCAGATGAAAGTAGTAGTGTACTCGAAGACCCCGTTGACAACCCGCGAGAAGCAAAATGTGCGGGACATCCTGCGGAGGTCGAGTCGCCCGGATGAATCTCTAGCGAGGATGTTTCCAAGGTATGACAGTATCGAGGATGGCAGAATTTTCTTCGATGACGAGAAGCGTCATGTCAGGACAGAGATTGAGTATTGAAGCAGAAAAGCCCCACGGCTGAGGAATTTTCCTCGGTCGTGGGGCTTTTTGTGTGCTTTCCCGGTGAACACACCGTTGTCCACAAACTTATCCACAGCCCGCAATCCCTTACCACACAAAGGCTCAGAGAATATCGTTTATACGGCGCAAAAATAATTTTCGTATATTCTTCTTTAGGCCATTGACGCAAAATAGACCAGAAGCGTACCAGAAAGCATCCAGAGAGCAGAATTTTTCAGCCCGTGGACATTTAGATTTTTCAGAAAAATTTTTAGAAAAAACTATTGCAATATACGGTTAGCGTGTTAGAATGAAGATGAGGACAAGGAAAGGAGGTGAAAGCAAATGGATAAGGACGACATCAAATGGCTGGTCGGTTTACTTGTGAACGCAGTAGTTACCATTCTGGCAACTCTGATAGCACGGAAGCACAGGCCACCAAACAAAAAAGCCTCACCCAAGAGGAAGCGTAACCGCCGTAGGAAGCACAAACGCTAATCTGGGGTGAGGGGCCAGCCGAGGGGAACAAGGAAGTTCCCCTTTGGCTGGAAAAATCATAGCATAGAAGGGAGGAATTTGCAAATGCGGCGAATTCATCTGCTGTATGTCATTCCTGTCCTGCTGGCTCTGCCGACTTTTATGCTGTTTGGTTTCACGAAGCAAGTCGTGGAGATATTGATAAACGGCATAGTAATCGGTGTGGCGGTGATGGTGTTCAGGGACATCATCAAGGACAGGGAGAGTTGAGAGTTATCTGTTCGGAAAGGCGCATGAAAATCCGCAACGGGACAGCTATCCCGTTGCGGATTTTTTTTGCGTCGTCAGAAAGCCCATTCGATTGTAACATTGTCGTTGTCTAGAATAATGCGGGACACGAGGCTTTCCAGAATGCGGCGTTTTTGTGCTTTATCTGCGAAGTCCCAGACTTGGGCGGCATCAGCGATAAGTTCCTGTGCCAAGTCGAATGAAATGTGGTTAGTTTTTTTCTCGTCCGGGACGATGGCGGCCTCCAAGGCAGTCTTTTCGGTGTAGAGCTTGTTAATGCTTTCGCCGAGTACATTTGGTGGTATGTCGTCAAGTTGGTATAACTCCATCAGCTTGGCAATTTGTTTGTCGATGGCTTTGATTCGTTTTTCGATGTCGGCATTCTTGCCGGATAAAACCGGCTTCGGCTGGTGGGATGCAGCAATTTCAGCGGCAAGTTCAGGTGATTGAAGAACCTCACGAACTTTGCGGTCAATGATGGCTTCCAAGTTATCTTTTCGCCAATGCTTGTTTTTGCAATTTGGGTCTTTAATCATCGTTGGCATCTGCTTGGTGCGGGAGTAACAGGAATAGTAACGACGGTTGCTACTGGCCTTTGTGTAGTATCGACCTCCGCAGTGTCCGCAGAAAAGCAGTCCTGTGAGAAGATTCTTAGTTTGGAAGTTTGAAGAATGCTGATGCCGTTTGGCTTGAAGTTCTCTTGCTGCTTGATATTGTTCTTTGGTTATGATTGCTTCATGTGCGTGTTCCACGGTGATGCCTCCGAAGTCCATGCGGCCTGTATATACGGCATTGCAGAGAATGCTGCGAACAGTTGACCATGAACTGTAATTGCCATAGCGGGTGGTATATCCTGCTTCAGCCATGAGTTTTCTTATGCGTTGGATTGAAAGCCCTGCAAGATACCAGTCATATATTTTCCTGACCTGCTCGGCTTCATAAAGATTTATGGTGAGTTTGCCGTCTGTGCGATCATAGCCGATAGGGACATTACCGCCGCCACGATATAGGCCAGATTTTGCCCGTGCAATGCGGCCCATCCGTGTGCGCTCCTTGATTTGTTCACGTTCGAGCTGGGCGAAGACAGCAAGCAGACCTATCATGGCCTTGCCGAATGGTGTGGCGGTGTCGAAGCTCTCCTGCATGGAGACGAAATCGACATCGTGGGGAAGGAATGCTTCTTCGATGAGATATAGGGTATCACGCTGGGAGCGGGAGAGCCTGTCGAGTTTATAGACGAGCACCACATCAAATTTGTCTGTCTCGTCCATGAGCTTCTTAATTCCAGGGCGGTCGAGGTTACTGCCGGAATAGCCTCCGTCCACATAGACATCAGCTATCAGCCAGTCATGTGCCTTGCAGTAAGCAATCAGACGTTCCTTCTGCTCGCCGATGGAGTAGCCCTCCTGAGCTTGTTCCTGTGTCGAGACGCGGATGTAGAGGGCTGCGCGTTTCATGATGATGCACCGTCCTTGCTTTTATCTTCCATGTCCACGGCAAAGTTGAGTAACTTCAGCCGTTCCCGGCCTGAAAGCGACTCATAGATACGCAGAAGTTCGGCGGATTCGGGAGATAGGGCATGGTTGCCGACCACTACATCACCGTGATTGGTCTGGATAAGCTGGCTGTTGGTAAGTTCTCCGCTGATATTATTTTCCATAATAGCTGTTGGCTGTGTGCCGCGCAGAAGGTAGTCCGTGCTGACGCTAAAGAAGTCTGCAATTTTCAGTAAAACTTCCACGCTGGGGTATGAGTCAGCAAGCCGCTCATATTTACCGACAGACGAGGGGACTACGCCAAGCCGTTCAGCAAGCTCGGCCTGTGACATTTCCGCACCACGACGGAGTTTTCTGAGTCTCATGCCGAAGTCTTTCATGATTAGCACCACCTTTCCTTTAAGTCCATTATAATGACTTTAATTCACATCGTCAAGCTAAAAACCACCGCATATTTTCTTGAATTATAGTTGACAAATATGAATTAAAGTGTTAAGATGAGAATATGGTTACACAAATCTTACAAAAAAGCCTACACAAGAACGAGGAGGTGGTCGCATGAACATAATGAAAAAGCGTCGGCTGCAAGGCGTTATTCCAACGCAGAACGAGGTCGCAAAGATTCTCGGCGTGGTGCCTTCGGCAGTCAGCAAGTGGGAACGAGGCTTGGCAAAGCCGCGAACAGACAAGCTGGTTGAGATAGCCAAGCTGTATGGCTGCACAGTTGATGAGCTTCTTATTGACGAAGCCGACGACAATGACGATGAGGAGGGCGCATGATGGGAGCTTCGGATGTACTGCTTGCAGTAGCGTCAGAGCTATCCGCATTAGCCAAAAGCAATTTGCCAGAAATCCATGAGGGGGAGGTAGTCAAGCGTGAATGGCTGGAAGATGGGAGATACTTCCGAGAAACAGTCCATGAGGGCAAGACCAGCCTTGTCTGGTATGATTTTAGGCAAAGAAAAAGCCACGATGGTGGCGAGAGGGAGTGTATAGAACCGTTGAGATAGTTTGCTGAATTTGCCTACCATGTACTCCCGCCTCTTGATGCGGGCCAGCCGTCGCCACCGGCATGAAAACTGGCTATCAGTTGTGATGGGCAGCTTATCCACCCGCTGCCGAGTCCGTCTTTGAGCTTATAAGGAATTTTTCTTTCCCTATAATCTCATCTTAGCATTTGTAGTCGTTACGGTCAATAGTTTTTCGGAAATTTTTCCGAAAAGAATTCTGCAAACCTCCTTCTTGACCTGCCATCATCAGAGCCGGTGGGTCAGTTCCGGCTGACCAGCCTTTCGGCTGGTTTCGGCTATCAGCGGGACAGACAAGCCAACGCCTCCTTGTACCCGTGGCAATACGTGTAGTACACCGCCGCTGCTTTCCGGCTATAGCATTCGTCCAGCGGCTTCTCATAGGACTTGACGATGAACGGTGCGCCTGTCCTATCATCCCGAACGATGCTGCGTTCTATCTTGCCATCGTCGTGGTAGACGGTCATGATGCAGTACCAGTACAAGCTGTCCCCGCGTTGGAGCTGGGTGGCCTTTTCCATTGCGTTTTCCATATCATCAAGTCCTTTCTGCTTCAGAACAACGCAGGGTCAAAGCCCAGCGGGTATTCGCCTTCGCTCACGGGGCGGAGAATCATGTTGTACTTGCCCCATTTTTCAATCATGTCCGGGTCTGTCTTGAATGCTTCTGCATCCTGTCGGTCATCACCGAAGAACTCCCAGCAAACCGGGTGTCCATTTTCCCTAATTTCTATCCAGAACTCTTTCTTCGCTGCTTCTGTCATGTCGTCCGACCCCTTTCGTTCCGTTCAAGTGGTTGTGATTTATCTTGTCTTCATCTTAACACGCTATCTGTATATTGCAATAGTTTTTCGGAAAATTTTTCAAGAAAATATACTCACAATCGCAAATGCAGACCGGTAGGCTACTGAATCGCCAAAAAGCGGGCTTCTGATACTCACTGAGAGCGTATTTACGCAGCTTGCGAAGGGGATTGTATTCGGAGGCGGCATGGAAGCTCTGAGAATCAAAAAGCCTCTGGACGCTTGATTTGAGAGGGCTGGCACTGTGCAAAACGCGATGCCTTTTTGGGGAAAACGCGGACACAAAAAAGACCCGCATCTCTGCGGGTCTTCGCTCATTCTGTTGTCTCAGCTCTGTCTCGTGCCATCGTTTCAGTGATGGCCCTGACCACGAAGCCTTGCATACTTTCACCCTGCGACTCTGCATGAGCGCGAACAGCATTGCCGTTTACCTCCGCATCTTTCCGCAGACGGATCAGCAACTTATCATATGCCTTCTGCTCGTAACGGCTGGTTGCAGCCATGTGCGCCTTGCTCTGTGCCATCCCAACCACATCCTTTCTGTGCTATCATCATAACACGATAGCAACAGCAGATGCAAGGCACGACAAGCAGCCAGCTTACCAGCACATAGCAATGTAGCCGCCCACATTCATGCCCCTGAAGCCGACATACACAGACTTTGCAAGCCGCTTGAGCTGGGTCATCTGCTTGTCAGTCAGACAGCCATTCTTGGCATAGTACCGCTTGAAACTTGCGATGTACCCATAGCCCGCCGGAACAATGCCGTGGCGGCTGCTGGTTCTTTCAGAGGGACAGTTCATCATGGCATCAACCAGTTCCTCCTCGCTGTCGAACAACTTATCCCATGACAGCTTCTTCATGCTGATGTCAAATGCACTCACGTCTTTCATTGTGCTCATCCTTTTCATCGTGTTCAGTTGCAACATGGCTCTTGTCAGCCGTCTCGCATTTTCGATTGCTAGAATGTCTTCGGTCTAGCTGCCGCGTCCTTTTCTCCAAGTGTTACCCCGGCCACCCCGGATGCTTCCTGAAAAGTACCGAAAAGCTACTGAGATCTAAGCCCAGCTTTTTCCTTTCAAAAAGCTGAGGAAAAATCAAGTCTTTTACCCACTTACTAGGTGCCGTTGCGGTAGTGACCTGCCATCATCAGAGCCGGTGGGTCAGTTCCGGCTGACCAGCCTTTCGGCTGGTTTCGGCCTTAGAATTCACGAATATAAGAGAGGTTCATGCTCTGGATTTCTGCTACGAATTTTGCACCTCTTGCAATTTCATCGGCTGCTTTCAAAAGCTCCTCGGTGGTAGAATCCCCGCCCATCCTGCAAATGCTGGCAGAGGCCTCGATGTCGATGTGCGCCTTGTGGCTTTTCCAGTCTGTCTTGTCGAAGTTATTGTTCTGCATTATCTGAATGCTGATATACTCATCAGAGGTGCGCTTGTTGCTCCATCCAAGTGAGTTTTCTTCAATCTCGAAGCCGTACTCAGATGCCTTGCTGCGAATGATTTCAGCGATTTCATTTCTAGTCATCTTGGGTTCCTCCTGTCATTCTGTTCAGGTGTTATGATTTATCTTGTCTTCATCTTAACACGCTATCTGTATATTGCAATAGTTTTTACGAATTAAATTCAATATATTTCACTAAAAGTCGTAATGTCCACGGACGAAAATTTTCTGCTCTCTGTATGCCTTCTGGTTTCCCTCTGGTCAGTTTTCCTGCGATAGCCTAAAGAAGAATATACGAAAATTATTTTTGCGCCGTAGGAGCGATATTCTCTGAGCCTTTGTGTGATAAGGGATTGCGGGCTTCGGAAAAGCGGAGAGGGGGCGGCTATGTTCACCGGGAAAACACACGAAAGCAGAAAAATGCCGAGGGCTGAAAAGCCCCCAGCAACTATTTCTTCGGCTTCCAAGTCCCGATGGCTTCGATGCCGAACAGCAGCACCGCCATATCCTCGAAAGCCCTGTCAATATACCGATAGAACGTGCGGCGGTCAACGTCGCCCAGGCGGGCGGCTATCTCCTCGATGGTCAGCCGCTCGTCCGAAATATACCGCAGATACAAGGCATCCCATCGCATCGCCTCGTGGCGTTCCACGGCACTCTCGCACAGGGCCTTGTATGCCGACAGCATCCTGTCCACATGGCTCATCATCAATCCTGTCTTCCGCTTCAGCGAGCATATGGCGTTGACCTCCAACGCCTCCGGCGAGACGTGGGCGTAATGGGCTTTCAGCTTGCGGTAATTCTTCATCAGGAGCTTCACGTCATGGTATCTAGCATCCAGCTCCTCCTTGACGATGCTGTCCCGCTTGGCTAACGCCTCAACCGCCGCAATGCGGGCTATTTCCGCAATTTCTTCCTTCTGCATGGGCATCCTCCTTTTCTACCTGCATTGTCTGCACAATCTGCTTATGCGGGCTTTGAGGGCGGCAAGCAGGGCTTCCTGCATATCGCCCTTGTTCTTCAGTGCCTCCATGACCGTCTCATCCATCCCGCCCTGCACGACAAGATGGTGAATGACCACTGGATGCTCCTGCCCCTGACGGTGCAGACGCTTGTTCGCTTGTTCATACTGCTCAAGGCTCCACGTCAACCCGAACCACACGGCATGATAGCCGCCCTGCTGCAAATTCAGTCCATAGCCGCAACTGGCAGGGTGGGCGAGAAGGATGTCGATTAACCCGGCATTCCAGTCTGCCTCGTCCTGCGCTTGCGAGTAGACCCTGACCCGCAGCTTAGTTTTCGCCAGCGTATCAAGCAGCCGGTCACGGTCATGCTTGAAATCGTAAAACACGAGGGCGTGCTGCCCGTTCAACTGCTCGACCAGTTCCATGAAGGCATCCAGCTTGCAGTTGTGGACGGGGACGACCTTCCTATCCTCGCTGTAAACCGCCCCGTTGCAAAGCTGCAACAGCTTGCCCGTCAGCACCCCCGCACTGCCAGCGGTGATCGTCTCATCGTTCACTTCCAGCAGCAGCTCGCGCTCCAACTGCTCATAGGCTTTCTTCGCCTTGGCATCGAGAGCCACAGGAACCTCGTTATAAACGATGTCCGGCAAGCTGATGTAGTCGCTGGCCTTCATGCTGATGCAGATGTCGCTGATGGCCCGCTTAATCATCTCGAAGCTGCCGTCCTTCGGCTCGTAATTGAATATCGTCGTCTGGTTTCTCCTGCCGGGGACGAAGTACCTGTCGCGGTAAGCACCAAGAGTCTTGCCGAGCCGCTGACCCCCGTCCAGCAGGAAAATCTGCGCCCACAGGTCTTCCAGCCCGTTGCTTGCGGGCGTACCTGTCAGCTCCACAATGCGCCGGATGCGAGAGCGGACAAGGCGGAGAGCCTTGAACCGCTTGCTCTGGCTGTTCTTGAACGAAGAGCTTTCATCCAGCACTACCATGTCGAAGGGCCACGAATTCTTGAAGTGCTCGACCAGCCACTGCGTATTCTCGCGATTGATGACATACACATCAGCAGGGGTGGCAAGGGCTTTCAGCCGCTGGCTTACCGTGCCGAGGACGGGGACAATCCGCATCATCCGCAGGTGCTCCCATTTCCTCGCCTCGGCAGTCCAGGTGGCCTCGGCTACCTTCTTCGGCGCGATGATAAGCGGCTTCGATACCTCCCACCGATTGTAGCGGAGGTCGTGGAGGGCGGTCAGCGTGATGACAGTCTTGCCGAGTCCCATATCAAGTAGCAAGCCGACTGCCGCATTGCGAATCACATAGTCAATGCAAAACTGCTGATAGGGGTACGGCTTAAATTCCATTTTCCATCACCGCCTTCAGCCTTCGTATGCTATCATCGTTCTCAATCTCAGCCAGCAGAGCCTTGACCTCATCTGCGCCTTTGACAACTCTCACATCAGCCCCGCGTTTCTTCAACTGCTCGACCGTGTGCCGCTGCAATTTCGTCAGGCGGCCAGTCTCGGTCTTCAGTTCCGCAAAAATCACTCTGCCCGTGGCGGTCACGATGATTCGGTCAGGGACACCCGGCGTACCGGGGCTGACGAATTTCATGCACATCCCGCCGAGCTTCTTCACGCCATCGACCAGGCGACGTTCAATCTGTTTCTCAAGCATAGCCTAACCTCGCCAAATCCAAAATCCCTCACGGGCAACGATGCGCGGCCCCTCGAAGCGGCGGGCATTTTTTATGCTCTGCCGCGAAAAGCCCAACTTCGCACCCTCCTCGAAAATCGTCTCGCGCAGCATCGAGCCGTGCGACTTCAGCAGCCCTTCAAGCCACTCGATTTTGTCGGCCTCAGCGGCGTATTTTTCAACCGGAATCATGGCGAAACAGCACCTCCAAATCCTTATATTACTCAATATAGGTATATTAGGTACATTAGGCATATACATTATTTACCTATATTCTCTAAAACACCTATTCTTCTATTCTATTAAGATTAAATGTTTCAATGTTTCAATATAACTATAAGTATAGATATATCAAGGCTTCACGCCGAAACAACCCCGAAACAAGCCCTGAAACTTGATAACAAACTAGCCCGAAACAATGGGTTGAATTTCGTGCCTAAACTTAGACTTTCGTGCCTAAATTGTTCTGCAAAGTCGAAGTTTCGCCCCTTTGGAAACATCTCATCAACGCTTTCTGCGGAATCCCCTTTGGTATCCGCAGTACCCAAAGCGCAGCCCGTTCGAGGTTTTTTCCCACATCGGCATCGACCTCAATATGTCATTTATCTCAGTCGTCGTCGTGTAGGACAAATCCTTCATCTGCCCATTCAGCACCTCGCACCATATCTCCAAGGCGCATACCCTGTCGCGGGGGACGAGGTTTTCCGCAGTCCCTTCGCCGTTCAGGAACATACGCCTCTTTTCCAGCGACCACTTCTGCCAGTCTTCCGGCACGGGCCTCTCAAGGAACTCAGCTATCAAGCCTTCGAGGTTCCCAGCTTCGCGGTGTTCCTCCTGCACGACCTTGGCCTCGTTCTCCACGTCGCCGATAAGGTGCAGGCTCTCGCCGATGCGCCACCGCATGACAGCCTCTGCCCAAATCTGGTCGATTTCCTGATTGAGCTGCTTCCAGATGTCCTTCTTCCGCTGGAACACCCCGACATCCACAGGCCAAAACCGGCGGTTGCCTGTCCTGTCCCGCAGGAACTCGGTTGTGTTCGTCGTACCGAAGAACACGCAGCATCGTGGTATATCCTTGACGTGCCGTCCGTAGGCCGCCCTGAAGCGGTCATACCGAAGGCTCAGGAACTGCTTGATGCGGGACACATCCGTCTTGCGGAAAGCGTCCAGCTCCTGTATCTCGATAAGCCATACGCCTTGCAGCAATTCGCTGGCTTCCTTGCCCTCGAAGGTGCGGATGCCGTCGTTGAACCACCCACGGCTCATGCGGTCGAGAAAGGTGGATTTGCCGAGGCCCTGCGGCCCAGAAAGAATCAGCATCGTGTCATACTTGCAGCCGGGGGTCATGGCCCGTGCTACTGCCGCCGTAAACGCCTTTCGTGTAACGGCCCGCACGTAGTTGCTGTTCGCGGCGCCAAGGTAGTCCACCAAAATCGTGTCCAGCCTCGGAACACCGTCCCATTGCAGCCCGCTGAGGTAGTTCTTCACGTCATTGAACTTGTGCTTCTCGCTGTGGAGCGACAGGGCACCGTCAATCTTCCCGTTGCCTGTAATCTTGTAAACCTTCTCGAAATACCAGTACAGGCCCTGATTGTCATTGTCGGCCCATGCCCTGCGGCCCGCGAATGGACTCCACGGCAATTCGCCGAGGATTTCCCCGCGCCCTGCGAACTCGTTCAATGCGAACTTGCCACGAAGGTTCGGGTCATTTTCCAGTATCAGCCAAATGTTGTCGATGGTTGCCTTGATGGCCCCGGTCTGGCTGTTCAGTTCCAGCTCCGTCGTCCAGTCCAGACTACCCTCGTCATCTTCGTGTGTGGCAAGCTGGCCGAAGTCGCTTACTGCTGATTCAGCCCGTTCCTTGGCAAGCTGCCTCGATACCTTGGCATCTGCCACAGCCAGTTCGCACATCATCTGATAAGAGGGGAGGCGGTTCGCCGGGGTGTTTGCCCCGGCATCATCATCTGCGTCCCCGAACTTGTGAAGCCTCACGAGGTCGAACGCATTGACCAGCCTTCCGCTGCAAGGGTCAGTGGAGTGGTGCGAGTAAAGGAACAGTCCATTGTCGTAAATAACGGCACCACCAGTGGTGCTGCCGCCAAGGTAGGTATATCGCCCTTGCATTCCGTCCACCGGCGCGTAAATGCCGGGAAGGAACGTCTCCATTGCGGCATATATGTCATAAGTCCGGCAGAACGCCCCGATGATGCCAGCCTTTGTCACGGGATCTGATTGCTTTGTCGCGAGCTTGCGATAAGCGTTTTCCGAGCCAGGGACTTGCGGCCAGTTCGTAACGTCCTTCCAGTCACCGTACCTCTCTGTGACGGCTTCGAGGAGGCCGTCCACGGACAGCATAGGCTTGTCCTCGAAGGTGAAGATGTATTCGCCGTCAGCGCAGCAGCTCGGCCAGTACATCAAGCGTGATGCCTCGAACGTGGTTGGGTCTGCGAACTCCATGCCGATAGCCGCAGCCATATATCTGGCGGCTGGCTCGTACTCGTCCGCCGATGCTGAACGGTCGAATGGCAGCAGGATGCGGAGCCGGGGAGTGGTGGGGGAGTGCTTGCGTGTGGAGTAGATGCAGTACCCGCACCCAAGTCCCTCCACACGACGCAGCACATCCTCCGTGCCTCCCGGCGGAATGTTGTCGAAGTCCAGCGTGATGAGGTCACGTCCCGTAACCGCACCGGCTTTGCGGCGGGCGCCGGAGAGGCTGCCCGCCACGAACCCGCCGATGTCCTTCTTGTCGTCCTGCTCGGACTTCTTCAGGGCAAGGTACTCAGCCATCGTCTCCGTGGAACGGCTGGGAATACGGAGCTTTTCATAGAACTCCGACAGCATCATGGTCTGCGGCTGCCAGCTTACGCTCCGGCGATTGCTGCCGACGGATAAAATGATTTTGCGGTCATGCTGCATTCTTCTTCCTCCCGATTCCAGCGGTCTTTCGGAATGCCGATGCTATTGAATACCTTGATGGGGATGTTCCACGTCTTTGCCATGGCAAGCTCTTTCGCCATGCCCTCTGACACCGTGGCTCCCCATTGCCAGACTTCATCGCAATCGGCCAGGAACGCAAGCCCCGCCTCAATGCCCAGCTTCCTCTCATCAGGGTCGTTGTCATCAAGGCAGTGGGGGTAGATAAGATGCGGGGCAAATGGCGCATAGCCATGCGAGAGCGCCCACCCACAGGCGAAATAAGCACGGTCGATATTTTCCTGAACCGTATGCCTCGCATCAGCGCGATACCGCGAGCAGATATATACCTTCTTCATATCTTGACTCCCTCCTCAAGCATCATAGCCATAGCATCGTTTATCATGCTGCCGAATTCCTTCAGCGGTACTTTGCCTTCCTCGTGCAGGTTCTTTATGAGCAAGGCAATCGCGAAAGCAATCTGCGGGGGATTTCCCTTGCAGGCCACGGCCATTCCTGCGCCGTGCTTGCAGGAAACAATTCCGAACTCGCTTCCCTCCATCATTTTTTTTGTCAGGTCAATCAAGTCATTCCCTGTCATTCGTCATGGCCTCCTTCAAATCTGCTTGCAGCTTTTTCACATAATACTCGGCAATATCGTCGGCGCATTCTTGGTACTTGAGTCTGTCTTCCAGCTCTTTTTCAAGTTGCTCCTTCTGCTGTTTGCTCAAGTGCGGGAGCTTTCTGCGGAGGTAGTCGCAGATAAGTCCAGGCGCATACGAGTGTCGGTTTACGGCGTATCGCAAGGCGAAAACCATCACCGTAAAATCTTCCGGGACTACAGGGCGAAAGTTCCACATCTTGACCGCTACGGCCTTCGTTTCTGCGGAAAGGGCACGGCTGCATTTCGTGCATTCGACAAAGCATTCGCCCTTGCAGTCCGGCAGGTCGGGACACATCTTCTTCAGCCAGTTAGGGTGAGTATGCGGGGCCACTTCAATCAGCGTTGCCTGTCCTCCGCAGATACAGGGCTTCAATTCCTCATTATCCATCGCAGGGCCTCCTAAATCTTGCTGTACTCGGCTTCTCTGGCTGCAATCTTTTTCTTGGCAAAGTCCATTGCGAGCTTGGCAAATTCCTTCACAACCTCGACATCTGATTCATTAAGGACGACGCTTTCTTCGCCATCCTTCTCATAAAATGCCAAGCTGAAAGACCCGATATTGTCTATTTCTGTTTCCACCACTGCATAAAAACCTTCCATGTGGGCTATTTTGCCACCCAGCACTTCAGCCGCCTTGATTCGTTTCTTCTGCAATTCCAGCTCATCCGATGTCATGGCTGAACCTCCTTTTTCGCTGTCTCGAACGCCATCATCAGCCTCATACTGGCGTTCACCAGATGAGGCTCGGAGCGGTCGCCCATGCGGTACAGGTTGATGTGCCGCATGGCACGGGAAAGATGCTCGTCAGCAGGTATCTGCCGCCATGTCTCGCCGGGATGCTTCACAGCTCCCTTGGTCAGCCCTTCTGCAATGGCATCAAGCCAAGCAGGGGAGGTGTAGCGGTACTCATTCGGCTCGGTATCCTGCGGGAATTCAATCTGCGTTGTCGTTGTCATCTTTCAGTGCCTCCAAAAGCTTCTGGTGAAAGTCAATCCATTCGTCATTCATCTGCTTGCACAGTTTTGCCCAATCTTCATTCTGCTTGTCGATGAAGTCAGACCACTGATGGTTTATCTTCCAAGCGAACACCCATGTAGTGCCCGCCGCCAGCAATGATATGACCGTCAGTAAAGCCATCATAGTTTCAATTCCCATTTGGTTCATCAGCCTCCACTTTCTCGAAACGGTATTTCTGTGGCGCATTGGGATACTTCTTGCGGTCAACCTCGCTCATAAACATCGCAAGGGGACGTACATAGATGCCCTCAGCGCCGTACATAGCCTGATAACAAATCATGCGTTCGTCAGTCTCCGTATGGAATACAGGACAGGCAATGACGCGATAATCGTGGTTCTTGAAATGCCGCCATGTTTCTCCGGCTTTCGGCAACTCTCTCATTCGCCCCATTCCTCCTTCAATTCATCAATCAATTCCGACACTTCGGCGCGGGTCATGCGGTCAAAGTCATAGTCTTCTTCATCATAGCCGAGCTTCTCCATCAGGTCTTTGGCATAGTCAATCTGGGCCTTTGTCGGTTCCATGCTGGCCACCTCCCTTCGGAGCTTTGTACTCCCGATGCCACCAGTTTTCACAGCCAAGGCAGTTGAAATGGTTGCAGGCGTGATGGCCCTGCTTCAACGCCCCACAGGGCGTACACATGAGCTTCATATTTTCGGGCTTGAAGTGAGCATCGAATGTCGCGTTCATGACCTCTATGAACTTGTCAAGGTTTGTCATGGCAATCTCCCAAATCATCGAACACGCCTGGTATCATATTGCTCATCTGCGCAAGCAGGGGATAAGCGACCTCCCGCATCTGCGGATGAGCGTCAGGCGCAGCACGTTTGCGGAAGAACCACCGCCATTCGCGAAGGTTCGCAGTCATATACAACTCAGTCTTCAAGCTGTTGGGCAGTACACTCCGAGCCTCCTGCGGTGTGCAGCCGATGTTGAGCAGGGCGAAATAGGCTTCCTCAGCTTCTTCGCAAGCAGCTTTCCAGCATACATACCCGGCATCGCCCACGTCGAAAAATGGCGGCTTTACCACTGTGATTTCCGAACCGAACTCACCCTTGGAATAGTTGCAATAGCGGGTGCTTTCCTGGGAATAGGATGCCAGTCTGTGCCGCACGATTTCATGCGACACACCACGGTCAACAATGAACTTGACGGTGATGCTGAAATGTTCCAGCACCGACTCATGCCCGCAGTCGATAATGGCTTTGATAAACTTCTGAGCAGAACCGTCAATAATTCTGTCCTCTGACTTATAGCAAACACGTCCGCAGCGCTCAATGTGCTTTACGACGGCATTGCCGTCAAGCGGGGTCACGATTTCAATGCTTGGGGTTACAATCCTCATTTCCTTTTCCTCCTGTGCAATGGTTTCTTTCGCTTGCGACGATGCCGCTTGCTGTGCGCCATGCGTCGCAGGTACTTGGCTTTTCGCAGTATCTGGTTTCTTAGGTCTGCTTCCCACAGCGGCATTGCCTCAATTATCCGCTTTATCTCTCGATACGCACGAACAAATCTCTGATACAGCTCGATGGCCAAGTCCTGCCAGCACCGCCAAAATTCCATCAGCTTCTCATTGAAGTCGGTCACAGCCATCAATCCTTTCGGAAGAACTCCCCAACCCATCCGTCAGCGTTCAGGGGCAGCCCCTGCGCCCACGGTATCGGCTCAGTCATAATCCTGACCACGGCATCGAGGTTCGCCATGCTGACAGGGCAGTCAATGACTACCTCATCATGGACGTGGAACACGATGGGGAACCCGGCGGCTTCCAGCTTCTCAATCGTGAGAGCCAGACAGTCGCGGGCGATAGCTTGCACCACGTTCTCCACGAGCTTCCCGCCGTATGTCTCAAGCGACTCCCACCGCTTCGTGGTCTGGTTCACACCGCGATATGCTACCGATGGCCTGTCCCACTGATTCGTACCGAGAGAGGGGAAGGCGTAATAGAGCTTGCGCTGGCTCGGCAGGGTGATGGTCATGTAGTCCAGGCCGTTTGCCATGTCGAACTCTCGCGTGAACAGCAGACCGTTCACACCCGTCTGCTTCCCTGTCTGAATGGTGGCTACCGCAGCTTTTTCGACCCTGTACCACAAGTCCACGATGCGCTTGTTGGCCTCACGCCAGCGATAAACGATGTCTTGCAGGTCTTCCTCCGGGATGCCCATGTTCAAGGCTCCCATCTGGATAAGAGCGCCGACACCGCCTTGATAGCCGAGGGCCAGCGTAGCCACCTTCCCGCGCTGCCGCAGGGCGTATTCCGGGTTGCCCTTCTTGATTTTCTCAATCGGCACCCCGAACATCTGGCTTGCCGTGGCCTCATAAATCTTGCCATGCGTCCTGAACACTTCCAGTACCCATTCCTCTCCGGCGAGCCATGCAATGACCCTAGCCTCGATAGAGGAGAAGTCCGCATCAACCAGCATGTTGCCGTCGCCGGCGATGAACGATGTGCGGATAAGCTGGGAAAGCGTGTCCATCGGCGAGCCGAACAGGACTTTCAGCTTTTCGCCGTCACGCTTCTTGACCGCTTCGCGGGCCATCGGCAGGTATTTCAGGTCGATGTAGGTTCGGGCGAGGTTCTGCACCTGCACGAGCCGTCCCGCCCATCTGCCGGTTCGGTTCGCCCCGTAGAACTGCAACAGTCCACGGACTCTGCCATCGGCGCATACTGCCGCCTCAATGGCGTTGTATTTCTTGGTGCTGGTCTTGCCCAGCTCCTGACGGATTTCCAGCATACGCTCGGCAGAGCCAGTCACGGCTTGCGTCTTGAGCATCTGTTCCACGGTGTCCTTGCGTAGATCGGGCAGGGTTTCTCCCGTCGTTTCCTCAAGCCACTTGGCAAGCTGGGCGATGCTGTTGGGATTTTGCAGTCCTGTGATGCCGATGGCCTCCTGCATTAGCCTGTCATGGGTCTTTCCTGCTATTTCCAAGGCTCCCTGCACCAACTCCATATCCACGGCCACACCGCGGGCATTGATGCGGAGGTCTGTCTGCCACTGCTTTTCAATGGCTTCCGGCACAGGGAAAGCTGACAGCCTCCGGTCGATTTCCATTTCAGTCGTGACATCACCTTGGCAATACTGCTTGAACAGCGCCCATTTCTCCGGGTCGTGCTTTGGATAGTTCCGCGTCCTGCCGCCGTTGGCTTTCGTCGGGTTGCAGGGAACGCAGAAGTAGCGAATCAGGGCTTTGCCCACAGACATCTTCTGCTTATCTGCGGGGAGGTTCAGAGCCTTGCCCGTGGCATCCAGCCCTGCCGTCAACCCGCAGTACAAGCCGTGCAGCATCGTGTCTCGCCATTGCTCAATTGGCAAAGGCCGTCCGCAGAACTTCGACAGGCAGTACCACTCGAACGCAGCGTTGTATGCGTGTTTGACATACTCAGGGTCGAACAGCGCCTGGGCTATCCATTCTGGCAGTTTCTCGCCTTGTGCTAGGTCAACGATTTCCACGGGGCCGCCGTCTACGCTATATGCGAACAACAGTATCTCGAAGTCTCGGCTCTGGACGTACTTATACAGACCCGTTTTCGGTATCGGTTCGCTGCTGAAAGTTTCAATATCAATCGAAAGATGCTTCACGGCAGCCACTCCTGTTCTTTAACAAACGCTAACCACTTCTGCCCCTTAACAATTTTGATGACATTCAGCAGTTTCTGGTGTTGCTTTTTCAACTGTTTTTCCGGCGTGGATTTCGGCCTGTTGACGTAGCCTCTGATGCGTTCTGCAAACAAGGCATCAGACTGCTGGCGCAAATCCTCTGCTGTCTTCATGGCCAAATCGTGATTTTCCACGGCTTCTTCAAGAAGGATGATGAGCTTTTTTCGGTCATCCTCGGTACAATGCTGGCAAGCCAATTTCAGCAATTTCTTGATGGACGGCATTCCCATGCTGGAAAAGTACCGTTCGGCATTCACGCTGATGTTGCCAGTCATCCATCTGACATGAAAATTATTTTCCATACTTGCGTCTCCTGATTACAAACCCCGCAGTCAAGGCTTTGGTTAACTGCGGGGTTCATTTTCGTATCAATACATCGGCTGTCCCGTAAGCGGGTTGATGGCTCCCGGCTGCGCCCCTGACGGAACAGTGGAAGGAGTTCCGGGGGCATAACCTGTCGCTACCGTAGCAGCTCCGGGGGTCATACCGATGCCAGCGAAGTCAGCCGCAGCAGATGCTCCACCTGCCAGCGGATCGCCGTCACGAGTCTTCATCACGTTGCCCAGGCCACATCCGATACCACGCTTGCCAGCGCGGGCATATCCGAAGAAATTGATGGTAACGCGGGCATACATCCCGCTGTAAATATCCTGCGGCAGAAGCTCGGTGCTAATGTCACTCTGGTGAACGACCTGCGGCTTATTCTTCGTGCTTGCGGTGATGACCCAGCACCCTTTGCACTCATCGCCATACGGCGTTCCATTCTCACGAACACCATCGCCATCGTGGATGGGAACGGGCATGACAGGGGGGCGCACACCATTCCAAATCTTGCTCTGAGCATCAGCGGCAGCGGCCTCGATGCTGGCATCAATGTTCTGCTTAACAGCTACATCCGTCTTCGGGATGAGCAGAGTCACGGAATACTTCGGAGTTGCGCTGGGGTCATTGTTGTTCGCACGGGGCGCCACGAGGTTCACATAAGACAGGCGGACTTCACCGGTCAAAACTTTGGTAGGGATGTTGTTATACATACTCTTTTCCTCCTCAACTCTTTACATTTCACTTTTTACGTTTTGCTCTTTACGTTTTACGTTTTGCACTTCACTTTTTACGCTTTATCTGCAACTGCCGCAAAGTCGGCAGCGGCTGAACTGAACTCAGGACGCTTGTCGCTGGCGGGGGCCAGCGTGGGCTTGCCCTGTGGCTTAGTCACGAAATCGCCAACTAGCTCCTCAAACTTCGGCTTGCCCAGCATCTTCTCAAGCTGGGCCAGCGTCTTGGGAACGCTGTCGTAAATCACAGCCCGGTCGACGCCCTTGGCTTCCAAGGCTTCCAAAGCCTTGTCTTGGTCAGACCATGCGCGGGAACTGCGGCCCTCGACAATCTTGAATCCGGGGATGGGGATGCCTTCAAGCATTCTCGCAAGGGCGGCTTCCTTCACGGCATTGAACCATTCTACTAGCGTCTCGCCTTTGCAGAGGGCCTCGCTCATCTCCTCAGGGGAGAGCAGCCCCGTCAGCTTGCTCTTTATCGCCGGGGCGAAATCGTCAAACGCCGATACCTGCTGGTCAGCTTGCGCCTTGCATTTTCCATGCGCTCGGCAGAATCGGCACCACTCACCTGCATGGTACTCGCCAAATCCCGCATAAGCCATCTGTGCCTTCGGCTTGATTTTCTCGCCCCAGGCAACAAGTTCTTCTGCGGTGCATTGCCAGCTCTCGTAGCTCCCAAGCCTCGGCTGGTCAATGTAAATCTCGACGTTCTTGATGGCTCCGCCGAAAATCGGCTGATAGAGCTTGAGCGCGCCCAATGCGTACAGCATGAGCTGCGGATTCTCCACGGCGCTTACCTTCACGCCCTTGCCATTCTTGTAGTCCGTGATGACTAGCGTGTCACCGCCGAACATGATGCAGTCGCACCGCCCGAATGCTTCCGGGACATAGGCGGAAATGTCAACGCTCGTCTCAAACGCAATGTATGGCTCGCTTGCAAAGCTCATAGCTCTTTCGGCAAGATGCTCCACATAAGTCTCTGCCGAGCGAAGCATCTCATCATCCCATAGTGGGTCGGCCTTGAGCTTCTTGAGCGTTCTCGTGCAGCTCGCGGCCTTGATTTTTCCGAAATGCTTCTTGGCCATGACCTCGCATACGCTGTGGGCGAGCGTCCCTTCCTCGGCGAAGGCTGATGTCTTTTCCGGCAGTTCTGCCTCAAGCCGTGCAGATAACGAGCAGTTCAGCCAGCGATGCGCAGCAGACGGGCTGAGAAGTGCGTGGCCGGCGCTCATATCTTCGCCCCCAAATCCCGCATAGCCGTTGCAAACGCACCAAGCTGTTCGGGCTTCAGTTCCATTACGGCTTGAACGCCGAAGGAATGAAGCAGGTTAATCAGGTCATTCGCCTTGCCCGCATCCATCAATGTTGCACCGGCTGCCATAATCTGCTCCACGGTGTATTTCGGAGCTGCTGCCAACGGAACTCCTGCTACCGGCAATCCCTGCTGTGCGGGTGCAGGCTGTGGAGCCGGGGCCTGTTGCGGCTGTGCCACGGGAGTCGGCACGGGCTGAGGAGCCTGAACAGGTGCGGGTGCGGGTGCTACCGGTGTCTGCGCAGGTGTTGTCTGCTGCTGTGCTGGAATTTTCGCCCCCTGCAATGCCATTGCCAAGTTATTGATAGCCTCGGCAAGAGCCGCAGCTTCTACGGTGATTACGATTTCCATGATTTTGACCCCTTTCATCACATCAATAAAAATGGTTTTCTCGGTTTCCGCCGGAGCAGAAGAACCGAATATCTGACAACGGCTGGCATCCATTGTCGTGCCAGTCTGCCAATGTTTGCTCTGCAACAGCTATGTCATTTTCGGTTACGGGTCTTGACTGCTGCCAGTAGCCATTGAAGGCATTCGGCGTTTCTAGCACCTCAACCACGCTGTCCTTAAATCTGCTGTCGCTGACTCGGTTCAGGATGACTTCACACACAAGCCGTTTGTCCTGCACCTTGTCTGAGTAACACTCACCAGCAAGCGTAAGAGCCATCGCCCTGACATCTTCTTCAGACCATCTGGGCTGTGCTTGCGGTATCGGCTCCACAGGCTTCTGGATTTTTACAGCCATGACCGGCTTTTGAACTGGCTTTGCCTCATCTGTGGGCATGGCACATAAGGCGACTGTTGTAAAAGCAGCCACCGCTGTCACATCCTTTAGCGTTTCCAACCATCTCAACGGTTTGCTGGATTTGCACAAACGACTAGGAGGACAGAAAATGGAAATGCAGGAAAAAATTGAGAAGGCTCGCAAGGACATCTGGCAAGCCATCGAGGACTATGGTCGGCACAGCAATTTGACCGATGTTCTTGACGATGTGACCGATGCGTTCGTGGACAGGCTGGCAAAAGACAGTGTGAAGGCCAAGCAGGAGCTTCGTGAAATGTTCCGCAAGTCTCCGGCATGGAACGAGGATTTGGATGCGCTGGTCATCAATGGGACGCGGACACATGACCCGAACTACAGCAGGGTGCATGATTTGGCGTTTGATATATTAGATCCCGTATTTAATGGCAGGTGTAACCCAGATGATGTATATGCGGCTGTAAAGCTATTCACGCAGTATGGCGGCGACCATTCTGAAGCGATTGCAGCTATTGGCAGATTGGCTCCGAAAGCATACGCCCCCGGCAAGAAAAAGAGCCGCATTTTCAAGGCAATGTGTCAGGCGTTGGGCATCGCTGATGAGACTGCCGGAAGCAGGTTCCAGCATCTCTATGCGCAGTTGGCAGATGAGCTGTCAGCCAAAAAGATTTCGTTCAAGTTGTACGTCAGCTTGAACCCGGCGCATTTCGTAACCATGTCGAATCCGAAGCAGGATAAGCGTGGGAACACGATGACAAGCTGCCATTCGTTCAACAGTGCCGAGTACCAGTACAACAACGGTTGTTCTGGGTACGCACGGGATAACTGTACGATGATTGCATTTACCGTGTCAGACCCGAATGAGCCGGAAACGCTCAATAATCGCAAGACAACGCGCCAGCTCTATATGTACCGCCCTGGTAACGGATTGCTGTTGCAGAGCCGGATGTATAACACGAGCGGTGGCACGGAGGGGGCGCAGACTGAATCGAAGCTCTATCGCGACCTGATACAGCGGGAAATCTCCGAATGCGAGGGTATGCCGAACCTGTGGAAGACGTTCAAGTATTACAACAACGGCAAGGGTATCAATTTCCGCGTCGGAGATGGCTTCGGTGGCTATCCTGACTGGACGTACAGCAACTTCGCAGCGATGGTCAGTCTCCGCCATGACCATGAGCTTGATTACAGGGTGTTCAACATTGGAACGTGGGGGCTGTGCATCTCTTGCGGGCAGGAAACCGGTTTTGGTCTTTACTGCGAGGATTGCAACGATGATGGACGTGCAGAATGTGCGGAATGCGGCGACCGTTATAGCGAAGATGACCTCTACACCGTGTATAGCAGCTTAGGTTGTGAAATGCGGGTTTGCCGCGATTGCCGGGACGAGTATTACGAGTATTGCGAAGACTGCGAGGAGTATTACCACCGTGATGCCGTTACGCAGTTAGCTAATGGCAGGTATGTCTGTAATGATTGCCGTGACAGGCATTATCGGATTTGCGATGAGTGCGGCGAGTGGTTTCACCGGGATGATATGAGCGTAGCAGTAGATGCGAACGGTTGTGAGGTTCATATCTGCAACGGCTGCCGTGATTACTATTATTACCATTACGTTGAGTGCGATGATTGTGGTCGGTATGTCCGCAGCAATCACGTCACGGATGCGCACCGTGAAGGTGTTGAAGTATCGGTTTGCCCGGACTGCATCAGCAGTTACTCTGAGTGCGATGAATGCGGCGACTGGTATCACGATGATGATTTGCAAGATGGCTTTTGCCCGGATTGCATCAAGAAAAGAGAGGAGGCTGAGGCTGTATGATTTCGTTGGAGAAGTTCTTGACACCGACCCAGAAGGAACTGTATGCGCTGGTTCGCAAGATGTATAAAGGCCGCACGATTTGCTGCAAAAAGAGTTTTGTGCTTGTCTATGGTGAAGCGCCGGTTATGCTGGTGGCGCACATGGACACCGTGCATAACGAGCGGGTAAAGCATATCTGCACGACGCAGGATGGCAACATCCTGATGTCTCCCCAGGGCATCGGCGGTGATGACCGCTGCGGGGTATATGCGCTAGTCAATGCGTATGAGGCGGCAGAGAAGAAGCCGTGGCTCTTATTCACCTGCGATGAAGAAATCGGAGGCAGGGGGGCAGATAACTTCTGCCGCAAGTATAAAGACGGAAAGTTGCCGAAAGAGCTGGCTGACCTGAAGCTGATAATCGAGATTGACCGCAGGGGCAGCGAAGATGCGGTGTATTACAGTTGCGACAACAAGGAGTTCGAGGATTACATCACGAGCAAAGGGTTCAAGACGGCCAGCGGGTCGTTCAGCGATATTTCGTACATAGCGCCAGATTTGGGCGTGGCGGCTGTGAACCTTTCGTCCGGCTATTACAACGCCCACACGCAGCATGAGTACATCAATCGCCAGCATATTGATGCTGTAATTGCGAAAGTGAATGAAATCGTGGCTGAAGCTGCGAAGCCTGATTTCCCGAAGTACGAATACATTGAGAAGAAGGTAGAGCTGGTCAGAAGGGTGTTCCCGTATGCAAGTCCGAGTAACTGGTGGAAACATGATAAAGATGACGATGATGGCGTTGTGACCCTGCATACGAACATCCCGAAGGACTTGCCGGTGAAGTATAAGACGATGTACGACGAACTGCTTGACTATTACGAGATGACAGACCTTGAGGTATACCGTGAAATGTATGGCAATGAAGTGATTGAGGAGATGTACCGCAATGAAATTTGGCCGCAGTACAACGACGGATGGGGTGACTTGAAATGATTGAGAAGGGCATGACGATAAAAGATGCTGCCCATCAGTGGGTGCGCGAGTTTGATGCAATCCAGCAGGGCCTGATTAAGAAACTGATGGATGCCGAGCCCGATGACTGGAATGAGATCACGCTGCCGGTCGCAGGAAACCGGGTGTACGTCTATGACGAGCAGAATAGCGGTGAGGTCATCAAGCAGGGCAAGAGTAAAGACAAGTTCCGTGTCAAGCTGGACAGCGGCAAAGAAATCTGGGTCAAGAAGGGCGACTTCGATATTGAGTTTGATGAACGCCTTCCGATGTGGGGAACGATGTGGTCGTTCAGTGATTCGCTCGATACGCATTGGCTTGAGGAGGAAGATGGGCTTGAGGCCATGTCCGAATGCGGGTTCAGAATTTTTGAGAGCGAGGAGTTCGGCTGTTTCTTCGGTATTGATGGCGCTGGCTACGATTTTTATGAGGCTCATTGGATTCCGCTCTACAAGGCTCGTGGCCTGAAGTGGCATGACCCGGAAACGGAGGTGAAAGCATCGTGAGACTGAAGAACGCAGATGGACTTCTGCTGAAGAACATCTGGGCGTTCCTCGAAACCAGCGGGCGGCATGACCTGTCCGCTGGTCTTCGGGAACTGCTCGACAGATATGAGAAAGACAAGGCAGAGGTTCAGGCAGCTAACCGTAGACGTGCGCTGGAAAATCGAAAAGCGGGGTATACCTGGCCGTCCGTGCCTGTCCCGAAGACCAGCAAGTATTACGGGAAGGAGGCGGGGACGCATGAGTAAGAAGGAGTGGGCAGTCCTGATATTTTTCGTGGTGTTGCTGGTAGCTAGCTTTTCCGTTGGTGTAGCAATCTCGAATGACTGCCATAGAATTCGTGGATTGCTGTGAGGAGGGTAAAAGATGGACAGGGTTTTGATGACGCAGGATGATGTGAAGATGCTGTTTGAATGGCTGCAAAAGCACAAGGCGCAGGTTCGTAAGTTTCCATGTCCGCTGAAAGCAGTTGAGATAGTGCTTACACATAATGCGATACGGATAAAGGGCATCCGCGATGGCAAGTGGCTGAAGCTCTATGTGTACCGTGGCAATGAGAACCTGGGCAAGATGGAGTTCGAGATTGACTTTGAGGCCCAGCATCTGCTGTTACGTAAATGCACGACGATTTCATGTGCGTGTATTTGGTTTAGGAGGGCAGTATGAAGCAGAGCATATATTATCATGGCGAGCCGAATGCCAAGTATGGCATTTGGAAAGATGGCTGGAAGTTTGAGGTTTGTGAGGACACGCCGATGTTGGCGATGGCTCGCCTGTACCAGAAAATCGGTCATGAGGCAAAGAAGTATGAGCCGAGAAGATTGCCGAAAGGAGGTCTGCCGAAATGATTGCGATGGAGCAGGAACCCGGCATGAAGGGGTTTACGGAATTGACGACATGGGCATTCCTGCAACCCGGCTCTGCTGCCAAGCCGAACATTACGGCGTTGAAGTTAGCAGTGGCAGACCTTTGTAGGATGGTGACGCAGAAGACAGCAGGGCAGAAACGCCCCGGTTCCGACAAAAAGTATTGCGAACGTGACCTGAGCGTTGCCGAGAATTTGGAGCGTGTGAAGTTTACGATTATTGCTGAGGCGACTCTGCTGGTTCTGTCGGGCAAATTGGATGAATTGAAGGAGGATGCAAAATGAAAGTCAGCATGGAAGAAAAGAAGGCCGAAGCCATCAAGCGGATGAAAATGCTGAAGCTGTTCCCGGAAGTAATCAGGCAGTTTGAGCAGGATGGTTTGGTCAGCCTGAGTTATCCGCCCTTCGGCGCTCACTTCTGGCTCGATGACGAGCAAAAGAAAATCGTGGCCGCATTCGAGAAAGAGAACGATGCCTTGGTGTTCACCGGCATCCGCAGTTATACGAACATCGGCATGATGGATTCGTTCCTGTTCGTGAGCGATTATGCGGAGGAATGGGAGATGGAACGGCAGGATTTCAAGAACAGCACTGCGCTGGCCTACGTCTACAATCACGCTATGCCGGACTGCTCTGAGATGGGCTGCATTGGCATTGCGCCTACGCCCGCAGCAGGACTTCGCCGGACGTGGTAAGGGAGGTGATGAAGAATGGCCGAATGGTGTTTGGCTCACCCGTGGATGACATTTATTTTGCTGCTGGTTTTGTTCAGCAGCTTGAAAATCCATTTCGGCGTCGGTGCTTGGCAAAAAGAAATTCGGCTTGCAAATCGCATTCACGAGCTTGAAGAAATTCTTTGCCCTTGCGAACAGCACGATTGGGTGAAAGTTGGTCAGAAAATGGTTGGTGGTACAGGCCACGGTGACGAGCAGTGCATTGAACGGTATGTTTGTCGCAAATGCAAGAAAGAAAAGGAGATGTAATAGGCATGAGGTACATGGTGCGTTTTAGCAAATTGAGTTATGGGCAAGTGGAAGTCGAAGCAAAGTCTGAGGAGGAAGCGAAGACGATTGCATCCGGCAAAGCAGTCGATTATTTCGATGAGGAAATCACGGATGTTACGGCAGAGCCGATAGGCATGATAAATGCCGATACGATTCGCCGGATGGATAATCGCGAACTCGCAGAATTTCTCGTGGAGCGTTGTGGATGTCCGCCTGACCGTGATTCTGATAAATGCACAACCGGCGCTTGCGATTCATGCTGGTGGCGGTGGCTGACGAAAAAAGCTGAAACTGGTAACGGCAGAACGTATACGGTAACAGAATGCTGCCCGCATTGCCAGAGTGAGATTGAAATGCGGTGGAATACTGATACCGATGGCTTCAAAGCGTTTTGTCCGGTATGCGGCAATCGTCTTATGCTTTGCGATGAATGCAGTCATGCGGAAAACAGCAAAGGCTGCGATTATGATACGCGGTCTGATAGCTGTCGTTATAGCAGGAAAAGCTGATGATTTCCGTGTATGAGTATGCCCCCTTGAAAGGCTTCGAGGGGACGTATGAGGTCAACAGGCTTGGCGACATAAAGCGTGTAGGCAAGGAAAAGTCGATGAAGCAAAGGGTTGCCGATGGTTATAAAGTTGTCACGCTGAGTGTTGGTGGAAAAGCTCGGCAGTATCGGGTACAAACGCTCGTAGGTAGAACATTCCTGCGTCCGCTCGAAAAAGGCGAATGCTATTTTCACAAGAATGGCGACAAGCTGGATAACTGGGTGAACAATTTGGAAATACGCACCATGCGTGATGTATACCGAGATATTGGTAAAAGCGGAACACGAGCAAGACCTGTTGAGCAGATTGATGAAAGTGGCAAGGTCATAGACAGTTTCAAAAGTGCGAAAGCAGCCAGCGAGGAACTGTTCCTATCCTTGCCGCAAGTTCTGCTCAGGCTCAATCGAAAAATGAAAAGAAAAATCCCACCGTTTTTGCGGTGGGCACAGGGGGTGAAATGATGAGTTATTCGAGAGGCGAGATTTATTTTGTGGAGAAGTTTAAGACATTTGGCTCCGAGCAGTGGTCTGGCAGACCGGGCATTATTGTGTCTGGTGATTTGAACCGGCATAACAGCACGGTAGTGATGGTGTATCTTACGACGCAGCCGAAACGTGAAATGATTACGCACATTCCGATTTATGCAACAGGGCTGCCGAGCATAGCGATATGCGAGCAGATTCATACCGTGGATTGCAGACGTTTGGGACGGTTTTGCGGGAAATGCAGTGAGGCTGAGATGAAAGCCATTGATGTGGCTTTGAAAGCATCGCTTGGTCTGAACAGGATAGAAAAGTGCCTGTTATGCGGGAAAGAAACGGTATGCAAAGTTTAGCTGTGTGCTTTCCCGGTGAACGCTGATGATAGCGCAGTTTTTTCCGAAGCACGCAATGATAATAACCACAAAGGCTCAGAGAATATCGCTTCTACGGCATGTAAATAATTTTTGAATAATCTCCTTTAGGCCACAGTCATAAAAACAACCAGACGCGCACCAGTAGCCCCCACAGGCTCTCAAAATTTCAGCCCGTGGACATTTACCTCTCGCCAGCACTCCTAGTGAAATTTTTTGAAAATAATTCGGAAAAACTATTGCAATATACAGATAGCGTGTTAAGATGAAGTCAAGATAAATCATACAACAAGCCAGACGAGAGGAGCGCGATTGACATGACTAGCCCGATGATTACTGAGGTTCGCAAGTGGAATTCCATGAGCGTCAGAAACGTATGCGTAAACAATGACCTCTACACCTGCGGATGCAACGAGGACTACATCCGGCTGCTGGATGAAGTAAATCTCATGGAGCCGACGAAGGAAAACATCTACCGCGTGGCAACCGACATCGTAAAGCATAGCGATGAGCAGACCGTATCAAACGTGATGTTCCTGCTGGCCAATCAGGCTGTGACAGTTTCCTTCGCGATAGCAGAATGAGCCGAAACCAGCCGAAAGGCTGGTCAGCCGGAACTGACCTACCGGCTCTGACGATGGCAGGTCGTAAGACTTCTAGTAAAATTTCTTGAAAATATTTCGGAAAAACTATTGCAATATACAGATAGCGTGTTAAGATGAAGACAAGATAAATCATAACCACTCAACAGAACGAAAGGCGGTAAGCAAAATGAAAGACCACGAGCTGATGGAAATGATGGCAGCAATCGAGGAAATGAAGCGGAATGCAGAGCAGGTGGAACGCGAGAACGCATTGTACGAAATGAACCTGCAAGTAGCTGCTGACAGGCTCGAATCTTATGAGTACGGCAGCGAGGAGTACGAGAACAGCATGAACAGCTACCGTGCAATGTTCTGATAGATGGTAAGGAGGCGGCGGCAATGAAGACCTTGACGATGCGCGAATATCTTGACCAGAAGACAGCATTCATCAACAAGCATTATGGCACCCGTGGCGGTCGCGAAAGCAGCGGTGTGGAGGGAGAAACCATCCGCAAGACGGTATGCTTCGAAGATGGTCATGCGTGGGAAGAAATCACGGAGCCTGTGTACGAGATGGTGGAAGTCGAGAAGCATGGCATGAAGCTCTTAGTGCAGGTCAAGTTTTACCGCACCGAAATATGGGATTCCGACAATCCCAGAAGCAGATATTATTATGAGCCAGCATAAAATCGAAACAGGGCGTTGGCCCTGTCCAGGGATGGTAGCGCTTCCCTGCTGATGATGACAGCTTATGCGTGGCACTTCTGCAATAGCTTGATTCTGCCGCTTCTTGAAAGGAAGACTGGCGGAAATTGCCTAGTAGCTTTTCGGTACTTTTCAGGAAGCATCTACGGGGCAGGGTAACACTTGGAGAAAAGGACGCGCCAGCCGGTGCGAAGTCATTCCGGCACGAAAGGTAAGGCCCTTTCAGCACAACAGCTCGACAGAGGGTAAAAGGTTAGATTGCGGGTCTGGGCGTATAGGCAAATCCGGCAAACTGTCAATGCTGCCAATGAAAGCCTGCTTGGGGGCGGTGGGGTGGACGGAGCCATACATCTAGCCGCCGGGCCGGAACTTCTGGCAGAGTGCCGTAAGCTGAACGGCTGTAAGACGGGGCAGGCAAAGATTACCAAGGCATACAGATTGCCATGCGAATATGTCATCCATACAGTAGGCCCGGTATGGCATGGTGGGAGCCACGGTGAAGCGGAACTGCTGACTGGCTGCTATCGGCATTCTCTGGAACTTGCCATGGAGCATGGTATTCGCAGCGTGGCTTTTCCATCAATCTCCACGGGTGTTTACTCTTATCCAGTGCAGCAGGCGGCGGAAATTGCGGTGCAGACAGTCAGAGAAGTAGTAACGGAGTACGCAGAAGCGTTCGATGAGATCTTGTGGGTATTGTTCGATGAGCGAACAAAGCTGGTGTATGATGGAGTGTTGCAGGGAGGCTGACAATTCAACATAATAACACCCCCCAGAGCAAAAAAATCTGGGGGGGATTGGGGCGTGAAAATCGGAAAGAGATGGTATTGTCGAGAAATTCTAATAAAAATTCCTGGAGCTTTTCGTTGTGGAAATGATGCTGGGGAAGGCGTTTATGATAGTCGGGGCTTATTGTTTTTAGAGGATTCTAGCAATAATTTTCTTCGAAAATCGCCGCTGCTGTTGCACATAAATCGGCACATGGGCGTACAGCATAGTATTCTTTGGTGCGTTTTGAGGGCGTTGGCTGGTCATGCTTTTGTTCTAATCCCAGCAACTCACGACATATGATGGAGCCTTTGCTCTCCTGGAATTGAAGGACAAGTTTTTGAGTTCTGCTGTACAATGCCTTTTTCTTTTCGTCATCTGGTGTGTCGTAGCCATCCGTTAATCCTATCAACAGGCATAAGGCTGAAACTGCACCACATACCTCACGGAGGCGGCTGATACCACCGCCCATTGGCGATGCCATTCGTAAAACGGTCTTGGCATCCAATCCCTTTTCCTGCAAATAATCCTCATAAGCAAGCAGAACTGACTGGGAGCAATTATAGCCAGAATTGAAATTGTCTTTAGCTTTTTTGCCACGAATTGACTGTTCAATGTTCATGGTGGTGACCTCCATTGTATATAAAATAATTGTGGATTATAATTGCTATTCTTTTCATAATGAACGAATATACACATACCGAAAGGGCAAACCCTAGACGACCGAAACGAACTTGAGAAGAGGAACCTTTCTTACATCGAAACATTCTAAGCCAAAAACAAACACGAGGCACCGCTCGAGAGGGCGGTGCTTTTGAGTGGAGAGTAGCATATCGGCAAAAATGGATTTTTGCCGATATGCTACTATTTTGTTTAAACAACGAAGTTTTCGATAAAACAGTTTTACTCATCCATGGTGGGCATATCGGACAAAGCAATATTATCATAGGCTCCGTTTTTCTTGTCCCGAGTTTGCCACGAAAATTTAAGAACGCCATCTAAAAAAGCTAGGAAAATCAATGGTTTTCCAGCTTTTTTTCATTTAATTGTGTTAAACTATTTAGTAGTCATATAAACATATAAAAGGGGGTGTCAGGCCATGTTCA